CAAACCCGACCGTGCCACAGCATTGCTGATTTCTGCTCGTTTGCCGCAGGAGCGACGGGCAGTGTCCGCCTGCAAGCGTTCAATCCGGGGGTGCTCGTCAGCATCATCAAGGGCACGTGGTTCGGTATGGGCGCAGCCGAAATGCTGGCTGTCGCACTCGAGCATCCGCCGACCTGGCTTGCCCTTTTGATGGCTGCACACATCGAGCGCACCTACAAGAACTCCGGCCTCGCAAAGCTTGTCGAGCGTCAAGCGCATAAGGAACCGAACAAGCAGTTCCTGCGAGCTGTGCTGAATCTGACCCAATTGGCAACTGCCTAATCCTTACTCCTGGGGTGCCGTCCGGCCCCAGGAGTATTCACCATTGGGATTGACTCATGTTTGATTACCTCGTCGACAACGCACTGAAGAACGTTTGGTGCGCGCCGGCGCAAGACCGGCAGGACATCTTCCAGCTGGCGAGATTGACGCCCGATGGTGGCGCGATGAACACGGTTCAGGTGGGCTGGAAGCAATATGACCTGCCTTCCAAGGGCGTGTACTTTCACGTGTACCAGATCGGTCAGATCAGCCCGCACATGGTCGGCCTGCTCTCGAACGCGACTACTTGGACGACGTTCTCGTCTGCCATGAACGCCAACAATCTGATCGTCGATGTCTACACGAACGAGGGCTTGCAGATGCCCCGGTTCCTGTCGTACTTCATGGTCACGAAGAACAAGAACCTCATCGTGGCAGTCCAGTTTGAATCGCCTATCGCGGTCAACTTGGACACGGATGCGCTTTTTCTCCGTCTGTACAGTAACGCCTTTTTTCAGAGCCCGCGCGCCACGCTCGGCTCGACCAAGAACTACATCGAGACTGCAGGTGTCGTTCCGGCGTTCAAGAACGACATCCTCAACCTCCAGAACAAGATCGCGGTCCTGGCCAGCAAGCCCGGCGCAGTCTACGCCTTCGTCAACGGCTACAAAGTCGATCAGGTGAACGTCCTGACGGCGCAAGTTGGGGACGTCGTTGAGTACGTCTATGACAGCTCGGTCTACAAGGTCGTCGACTTCCCGTTCCTGGATCTTCCGACGTTCAACAGCACGCTCGACAACAAGTTCAAGTACCTGCTGCACTACAACGGCACGAGTGACAACACTGTCGACTTCGAGGACGACGTCGATGTGTGGATCTACTACACGTTTCCCAGCGGGTTCTCGAAGGGTCTTTACTACCATCACAACCGGCCGGACGCGCTTCGCAACGTCACGCATCGGGATTATTCGCTCCCGACAGCGTACGTCGCGGGCTTCGTCGCCGATCAGAATGACTGGGTAGCGGCTGCTCAGGTCACGATTCGACTGCATATCCGCAAGGCCGGTTTTGCACGCCCCCTCGCTTACGAAAGCAACCGCATCATGGAGCTGTATAAGCTGCCCGATGCCGGGATCGTGAGTGCAATGACAGGCGCGAACGCCACGCTGGACAACTGGAAAGCCGCGACGCTGGAAGCTTCTTCGTACGTCCAGATCATGGGCGCGCAGCCGGCGACGAGAGTCACGCGTCAGCTGGTCGAGGACGCCTACGGTTACAACGCGACAAGTCAGCTGGTCGGCAACAGTCCGCTCGTTCCGACCAAGCAGTCCGGTCAATTGATCGTCACCCTGCCGTACAACCTGCAGAGCAATTCGTCCGCATGGGAGTACGACAGTGAAGGCACGCTCCTCGGTTACTACAACCATGCGAGCGGTGGCGTCTACACCTGCCACAACAGCACGTGCGCTCTTGTTGAGATGTACGCCGGCACAGCAGGGCAGCAGCTCGATGACACGTATGGGATAGCCACCCAGACGATCAATCCGGCACTCGATTACCGGATGTACACCTGCCCGATCAACCCGATCACGGGTAAGCCCACGTACGCATGGGAAGACGTCACGGGTAGCAGCCAGTATTCGATCGTTGGGACGCTGCTCACGTGGTCGACCGATCCGACGAAGGTCTACACGTGCGTGCGCAGCAACAAGGTGATGCTCGCCTACACGCTGTACATCCAGCCTCAGGAAGGCTACCTGCCTATCCAGATCCAACAGGAAGGCATCCGGAACTACATCTTGCAGCTCTTCGCGATGCAGATCCCGATGGGCCAGCTCGATGTATTCGTGAATGGTCGGTCGATGATCAGCGGCCTGGACTACGTGATGCAGTTCCCGACCATCATGATCAACAACGTGTCGGCCCTGGATTTTCCGCAGGACAAGCAGCAGCAGATCACTATTCGTTGGAGTGGCTTTTGCAACTCGGATCTGACGCCGCGCACCTACAGCGAAGTCGGTTGGGTCCAGTACGGCCTGCTCTCGAACAACAACCGCTACAACATCCGGGACGATGATGTAACCCGGATTGTCATGGGCGGAGGCGTCTATCCGAAGAGCGCACTCAAGTTCGCGGAGAACTCGGCGGACGTGCTGGGTCCGCAGACCATCAACGGTCAGCCGTATCAGATTCAGAAGGTCGTTGTGCCGATGCTAGGCGTGACCAACGAGGACACGTACGAGTATCTGGAGAAGGCGATCGCAGTCGACAAGGCGGTGGAAGATTACATGACCTTGTACTACCCGCTTCCCACCGCGAGCGGGCCCGACACGATCACGGAGTTATATCCCGTCTTCAGTCCGTTTTGCTGCAAGATCATTTACGACCTTGTGCTCGGGATTATCGACGAGACGCCGCTCAAGCAGTTCTATAACGACGCGTATGTCAAGCAGGTGTGCGCGCCGTATGAGTATCTGCTGGCGTACGACCCGACGCAGACGGCGAACCGACCGGACACGAACTTCGTCGCGATCCGGCCGCACAACCTGACCGTCTCGATCTCGCTCGATCTGTACGCCTACAACTTCCTCAACCATGTCATCCGGATCTATCTCAACGGTCTGGTACAGCTGAACAACTTCGTCTCGATCGCAAGCATCAGCAGTTCAAGCTCGATCAGCAGCAGCTAATCATTTTCATCTCTGGAGTCGTCAATGGCTGACGCAGTCAACCTGCCGACCGGCAGCGACGGAGGCGTTCCGATCTACAACCCGAATGGGCTGTGGCAGATCTGGGCGCTTCAGTCGATCTATCAAGGTCAGGCCGGCAGCAACATGTATATCCCGAAGGTCAATGACTACGTCTGCGACTACACGACCAACGACTGGTATCGCGTTGCGGTGGTCGATCCCGTGACCTACATCCCGACGCTGGTTCCGCTCACAACGGCGCCCAACGCGGTGATGACCTCTGGCGATCTGCTGCAAGGAGTTGGTCCGGGCACCCAGGCCGACACCTATCGTGTCTATCTGGACATGAGCGTCATTCCGTACTCGCTGGCGGTCGACGCACGCCTCTGGTTCACGGGTGACGAAGCCGCGTCCGTGAAGATCTTTACAGGTGCGGATTTCTCGAACAACAACAACTGCATCTCGGCGAACTACGACCAGTCGGGTAAGTTGCTCAATCAGGCGATCCCGACGACGCCTAAGACGGTGACGTTCCCGGATGGCTCGACGGGCACCGTGATGACGGTCCCCGTTTGCTACACCAACGTGCAGGTGGCAGATGGAACGCCGGTGACGGCCGTGGCGTATTCGAGCTCGGGGATGGTCGTCTCGAAGCGCCAACTGTTGATCGAGAACACTTCGTTCATCCGTCTGGCTGACACGGGCGTCAAGTACGTGACTGGCATCCAGCTGCTCTCGCCGTTCCTGTCGACGTCCGACCCGACGCTCATCCAGTTCCCGGTCAACGTGCTGCTGTCCGGCCTCAATCTGATGGGTGTGGTGCAGTACAGCGACGGATCGTCGGCGACGCTGCCGGTGGATGGTACAAAGTTCCAGATCTTCGGTTTCGACAGCTTTGTCTCGACGGTCGTCGGGGAGAAGTTCGACCTGGTGCTCAAGTACAACCTGTCCTCGGACGAGGCCGTGTACGGCGCCAACTCGGTCAACAACTCCAAGTTCATCACGTCGAAGTACAGCGCGGTGACGATCAACGAAGACGGCGACTACACGCTGAAGCTCTTCGCGTTCCCGGTTTGGATCGATGCGGTGAGCGGCTACCGTCTGCAGTGGTACCTGTACGAGCTGGATCGCAGCAGCTGGTGGAATGTCACGAGCCTGGTCACGTTCTCGCCGGCCTCGCCCGCCTTCCAACCACTGGGCTATGGCATCCAGCAGAACATCGAAGGCCAGGTGCAGCTGAACAAGGTGGATCCGGGATTCACGAACTACCTGTTCACCTCGACGGTGGCGATCACGCTCCTCGCGCCGGGCACGCAGTCCTCGCCGTGGGAAGTCCAGTTCGAGCCGGGTCAGCAGCCGCCTTTCGGTCCCGGCAACTTCGCAGCGACTCAGCTTCTGGCAGCGAACAACTACACCGTCAACCTGACGAGCGGTTACGCGTCGCAGGCGGATTGGCTGAAGGCGTTCTATTACAACACCCTGCCGCTGACGGACCTGGCACAAGAAGCAAGTCTGCCGGTGCCGACGCACTTTGCGATTCAGATGCCGGACGGCAGTTCGCCGATCGTCTGTTTGCTCTCGCAGTGGAACTCGACACAGACGTCCACCGTGCCGATCGCCGATCGCAGCACGCTTTTCGTCACGTTCTTCCTGCGCACCACCACCAACGACCTCCAGCTCTCAATCGCGGGAGTACCAGTAATCCAACAAAACTGATCAACCTGTCGTCTGTCCCGCCTTCCCAAATCAAAAGGAGGGCGGGACGGACGGCATGTTGTCGTTCACCGAGAAAGAAAATGATTCTCTTCGAACAAGACTGGCTGAAGTATCCCAACGCCATCATCGACACCAAGACCAGCAATCAAAGCTACGTCCGCCTCGCTTCCGTCTATCGGAAGATGGGCGTAAAAAATAACGCCTTCTGTCTCGCACTCATCAACCCAGCGCTTCAGGGGCTGGATCCCTTCGCCCCCGACCTGACCATCGAAGAGATGGCTGCCGTCGCCGTCGAGATCAAGAACAACCCGTGGTACTTCATGCGCGAAGTCGCGCGGGTCCCGCCGATCGGTGGTGGTGGCTCGACGCCCTTCGAAGGCAATCGCGGCAACGTAGCCTTGTTCTGGTGCTTCTTCAACCACGTCATGACGTTCCTGATTCAGATCCGTCAGACCGGTAAGTCGCTCTCGACTGACTTGCTGATGACGCTGCTGATGAACTTCCGCTGCGAGAACACAGAAATCAACTTGCTGACGAAGGACGAAATCCTCCGCAAGACCAACATCGACCGTCTGAAGAAGTGCATCGACGAGCTGCCGCCGTATCTCATCCAGCGTAACCCCAAGGTCGACACGAACAACACCGAGGCGATCACCATCAACTCGATGGGCAACATCTACAAGACGCACGTGCCTCAGGCGTCTGAGAAAGGTGCGTATAAGCTCGGGCGCGGTCTGACGTCGCCGATCATGCACATCGACGAGTCGCCCTTCCAACCGAACGTGAAGATCGCAGTCGGTTCGGCACTGGCGGCAACGGGTGCGGCTGTGGACAAGGTGAAGGCGAACGGTGGCGACTATGGCACCATCTTCACCACGACGGCAGGCAAGATCGATGACAAGGACGGCTCCTTCATCTACGGACTGTTGCAGGCAGCCGCTGTCTGGACGGAGAAGTTCTTCGATGCACGGAACCAGGAAGAACTGGAGTCGATGATCCGCAAGGCGTCCCGCGGCGACAAGGGCGGCGTCTACCGGGTGAACATCACGCTCAACCATCGTCAGTTGGGTAAGACCGATGCGTGGTTGCGCGAAAAGCTCGAAGCATCGACGGCTAGCGGCGACGACGCAAACCGAGACTACTTCAACATGTGGACGGCGGGCTCGCTGACCAACCCGCTTCCGATCGCCATCCTGAAGTCAATCACCAACAGCGTGATGGACGTGAAGCATACGGAGATCAGCCCGCAAGGCTATGTCACGCGCTGGTACATCGAGGAGGAAGAGATCGAGCAGCGGATGGCGGAAGGTCGCTTTGTCATGGGCATGGACACCTCAGAAGCATCGGGTGGCGACGACATCTCGCTCTATCTGCAGGACATTGAGACGTTGGAAACCGTGGCGGCTGGCACGTACAACGAAACCAACCTCATCACCTTCTGCGAATGGCTCTGCAGCTGGTTCGTCCGCTTCCCGAACTTCACTGCCAACATTGAGCGGCGAAGCACTGGCGCAACCGTGCTCGATTACCTGTTGCTGATGCTGCCGACGATGGGGATCGATCCATTCGTGCGTCTGTTCAACAAGGTGGTGCAGGACTACGACGAGATGCCGGATCGCTTCAAGGAAATTCAGGTGCCGATGGGTCGGCGACCGGCCGACATCTACGTGCGGTACAAGAAAATGTTCGGCTTCACGACGTCCGGCGGCATGGGTGCAACGTCGCGTGCCCTCCTCTACTCCGAGTCGCTCCAACTTGCAGCGAAGCGCGGTTGCAGTGTCGTGTATGACAAGACGTTGATCGATCAGGTCACCTCCCTCGTGTCGAAGAACGGCCGTATCGATCACCCGTCAGGCGGGCATGATGACATGGTGATCGGCTGGCTGCTCAGCAACTGGCTCCTCACGAAAGGTAAGATGCTTTCCTTCTACGGCATTGACCAGCGTCGAATCGGTTCGGCACTGGGCGGCGCAACGGAAGAGCAGATCATCGACCGTCAAACGCGTCAGGAGCAGCAGTACATCCGGGAGCAGATCGAATCGCTCTACGAGCAGTTGTCGAAGGAGTCGAACGAGTGGATCTCGCAACGCATCGAACATCAACTGCGCATGCTGGACCGCAGGCTGGTGCTTGAACAGGGCGAGATCTTCAGCCTCGATACGCTTCTCAATAACGCGCGAGAGAAGAAGCGTGAGCGAATGCGCGAGGGTGTATCGACCATGCGGAACATGCCAGTGCACTACGACAACCTGCACGGGCATTTCAGCGACCGACCACCCACCACGTCGATGAACTCCTACGAGCGCCGCTTCCTCCGGGCAGCGTAAGGGCATAAGGGCCAGAGCGGATTCCGCTCTGGCCTCTATGACGTTTACCGGTCGAAGATCAGTCCGCTCGGGCAGCGCGGTGTCCCGCGCCGGTCGAGTCGCCCGATGAGCAGGTCGAGGTACGCCTCAATGGCTCCTTGCTTCTGCATCATCTCGTTCGCCCACACATACTGTCGCGGCAGGTCCACACTGAACGTTCCCGCAATCAGCCGCAGTCGTTCAGGTGCCTCGGGGGGCACCAGCGTGTAGACGTGGTAAGTTGCCATGAGACGCGACGGCATATAGAACCGCTCATAGCTGCGCTCGAAGTACGTCGCCTCGACGCAGATGCTGAGATCGTATCCATGCACAGTGTGAATGGAGAGGCTGCTCACCTCCCCCTTCGTCGACTCTTGCACCCAACTCGGACCCTGCAATCGTGCAATTCCCCGTTGCACCACTGCCCGGCCCCATTCCCAGAAATCAACTAGCAATGCCATAAGGGCGATCCTGAGAAAACAAAGGAAACAGCGCCTACTTGTTCGTGTAGTGCTGCATGGTCATCGTCCGAATGACCAGGTACAACAGGACTGACGTACGGACCGATGCAATGACACTGTCATTGCGATTGCCCGTCGCTTGCTTCACGCACCATTCCGCTTTCTCTCGAAGGGAGAATAGTGCTGGATCAATGCTGCGCGAAGACGTGTAGACGCCTTTCAGCCGCGCCAAAAGCGTCGGCAGGTCCACGTGATTGCGGACCATCGTGCGCTCTTCAGCGAGATAGTCGAAGCTGTGAATCAGCACCTCGTTCAGCAGCTCCTCAATCTTTCCGGCTCCCGACTGACGATAGTTGTCCGAGAGCCACGTGAGTGTTTCCCGGAACAGCCGCGGCGGTGTCGTGTGCATCAACTTCTCGATCACGCCCATCAGTTCCTCGCGCATGAAGGACGCTTTGTCCGAAATGAGCGAATGAAGATAACGCGTGTAGGCCAGCAGGTTCTTGCTGCGGTCTTTCAAGAAGACTTCGCCGTCGTACTCCATGAGCGATGAAGTCGACTGGATCTTGATGCCCTGGTGATGGATCTGCAGAAACACATCGTAGATGTTTTTCAGCATGTCCCGAATCCGTCCCTGCGTGTCGTTCAGCAGGTAGATCACCTCAAGATCGTTGTCCATCTTGGAGATGGCCTTGAAGTGCAGACCTTCGGGCGAGATCAGGTCTTCCGTCCGCTGTTCAAGAACGCGATTCCAGCTGCCGAGTTGCTTGATGGCAAATTTGCCGGAGAGCGCGGCATAAGTCGCTTCGGCCGTCGCCCGATCCGCCGGGTACCGGAAGTGGCGGTAGAGCCGCGATGTCAGGAACTTGTACTGGAGCACGAGGCCCACATCCATCATTGCATCATGCTTTTGTTGCGGATTCAGCTTGGGCGAAGTGAAGAGCGCATGCATGAGCCACGCACACGACAGGTTCATCGTGTCGCTCGACACATTGAACGTCGGGTTCACCGTCGGCAGTGCCAGCAAACTTTCGGTCAAACTATTTTGGTCCGCCTTCAAAATTTCTTCGAACCACTGATCGCGGTCTGCGTCGGTGAAACGCACTACCTCAACGCCGATTAGATTTCCACCGAAGAACTTGATGTGGTCTTCGTTTTTCATGCAGAAGCCGCCCCTGTACGTCGCCAGTTTCTTTGCGAAACCGGCGTCCATTACTAAGCTTCGACACGCTTCAGCGAAGACGCTCTGAATGGTTCCAGACATTGTCGCTCCCTCTGTAATTGCTCGGACCTCAACGTCCGGATCACAAGATTGGCGACGGCATAAAGCGTGGCGGGAACCCCGCCACGCCCTTAACGTGACCTACCAAAGCCACCACGGTGTCATCATCAGCTCCATCTGCGAGCGGATCATGCACTGCTGCAACATGAAGAACTGGAGCGGGAAGACCATCAAGCACCCCGCTTCTTTGCCACCCAGTCGGCAGCGAAGGCTTCGAGGCTCGGATACACCTTCACGCCGTACGCTTCCGCCAGCGCTTCTAGCGCGCTTGCGAAATACTCGACGCGCTCAGTCGGCAAGCTGCTGTCGCTGCCGTTCACCGAGGGTTGCGTCGCATCGATGACGATCGCGAAGTTGTCAGCACCATCCGACAGATCCTGGCTGACTCCCACGATGTCTTCGGGCTTGACGTCATTGGCCGCGACACCATACACAGTCGTCGCGTTCCCGTCCGACGGCGTTGCTGCGTTTGACAGTTCCACGTCGTTGACGAGCTGGGCAATTGCCAGAGCGTCGTTGGCTTGGGATTCGGTTGCGACTTCGCTTTGCGGTGCGTCAGCTGACGTGGGTCGTGCATACGCCTTTTGCAGCGCTGCAGAAAATACTTCCGAGAGCGGACCTTTCAGTTCCAGCATCTCCTTGTCCGACGCGCCTTGCGCCGGGGCTTCTTGCTGGGCGACGAGTTCGCCTTCCAGCGCAGCTTTGAGCAGGGACATAGTTCCTCCGGGGGAAATCGGGCGAGCACAGACCGACTGCGCTCAAACACACGATTAGGCGTCGGCGCCCGCCGTCCGCCGCGCCCCCGCCGCCCCTTTGGAGGTTTTGCTTTTAAGTCTTTGTCCTTTCGTTGATTCTGTTCTTGTTGTTGCTCTGTGTTGTCTGCCTATGCCTTCTTTCGATGCAAAAATCTTAAATAATAAAGTTGGTCATCTCTCGCTAATTGACGGTCCTCTCTGGGACCGTCTTAGATACATACCACCAACCGAATAAAAAAATACAGATGCATCCGCATTCTTTGCATCGAAAGTCACACACAACAACACCAAGAAAAAGTGACCTTCAATTTATAAAGAATAGATAGGTTTTGGGGGAGGGGGGCCGTCGATCCTAGGAGAGGGGACGAAGGTCCCCTCTCCTCTATCTATTGCAGGAAAAAACCCCGCTTTTTCTGGGGGGAGGGGGGACCGAGTTTTCAATCGGCCACAGTCTCGCTCTTATGCCGGTGTGAAGACAAGAATTACTGCGGAACCGATGGGTATGTGTCATCACCACCCTACCCTCATGATCCCATACGCAAAACCCACGGCTGCCCTCGACCAGCTGCCCAAGCAACTGCGCGAACAGGTCGAGCCGTACTTCGAGTACTTCGACAAAAAGTTCAAGGAGATCCACCTGCGGAAGAGCGCACCTCTTGAACTGGACGACCAGAGTCGCTTGAAGCTCGAATACTCGGATGGCTCGGATGCCAACCTGGAGCCGGGCACCTACGCCACCGGCAGCTTCAAGAACGGCAAGCGCGCTGTGATGCTCGGCACGGTCGCGGGAACGGTCGCGTTGTATGAGTCGAGCGACACCATCGACGTTCCAGAAAACGTCAGCGCGGACCGCAAGCTGCAAGTCCCGAGCTTCGAACTGCACGTGCCGGAAGTCTTCTGGAAAGCCGGCCTGCTCAAGCTCACGATCCTCGGCAAGGTCGATCTGAGCACCTTCATCGATCTCTTCGGGTACCCGAAGCAGAACAATCGAGACGATCACAACCGCAACAACATCGCCAACCGACTCGCCGTGATTGCTGACGCGCTGAACCTTCGGCCGTCTGCCGGGTTTGCCAAGGTTGAGGAAGCGGCATTCGAACAGGCCGCAAAGATCTGCGATCTCGCCATCGAGCAGAGCGAAGCAGAGAGCAAGCAGTGTCTGCCGCATGAGTTCGTCGAAAAAGCGGTATTCCGCGGAGCAATCGCGCAGGCGAAGAAGATCGCCTCGGCAATCCGTGCGCTGAAACACGGCTCTGGGGCAAACAAGCAAGAAGACACCGAAGCACGTTTCTAAACCACAGCAACAAGGACAACACCAACATGGCCACCAAGAACACCACGAAGAAAGCAATCGTCGCGAAGGCACCGGCAGTCAAGGCTGCAGCCGCGCCGGTGAAGGCACCCGCGAAGAAAGCTGCCGCGAAGCCGGTGAAAGCCGCTCCGGCGAAGATCGCTGACGCAGCTCCGGTCTCGGCACCGAAAGCGATCGAGCCCAAGAAGCTTCGCGTGAAAGAAGCAATCGTCTCAAAGCCGGCGGCTGTGAAGAAGGCAGCAGCAAAGAAGCCGGCAGCAAAGAAGTCGCTGGTCGAAAAGAAGGTCGCTGCGAACGACGCCTTCAAGAAGCTCGTCTCAAAGCCGGCAGAAGAATCGGCGGTGGTCCCTGCGCACCTTGGGCGCTTGCTGCGCGAACTCCGCAAGAAGGCAGGCCTCACGCAGGCTCAGTTGGCCGCGAAGACGACTCTCTCGGCGACGAGCATCAGCGAAATCGAGACCGGCCGTCAGGCACTGACGCTCAAGCGCCTGTACGAACTCGCGGACGCACTCGACGTCACGGTGTCGCTGCAACTGGTTGCCAAGGCGGGCAAGTAAGTGATGAAGAACGCACACAGCCTGCTTTTTCACGGCTACGGATTCCCGCTGGAAGATCGTCCGTTCCTGAAGTCGATCGCCTACGACCACATGGGCGATACGGCAGAGCAGAAGTTCCTCGCCGAATGGCGTGAGACGCTGCGCATTCTCTCGTCGCACCCGGGCTTCTCGGCGACGTACGGTCTGCATGTGCTGCCGAATGAGAGCGGTGGCCTGCTTCCCGAGGTCAACGAGCACGTCGCCCTTCTCGGTGATGAGGCAATGCCGTTCGCGACCTTGCATATGTCGACCGGACCGGTGCCCGCGCATCTTTACTTCAAGAGTGTCTCCGGGGGAATCCAGGTACTCGAGAAGCACTTGAAGGCGATGAGAAGCGCCGTATTCCAGGAAGAATACCGACTCGGCGCGAACGCGGGTGGTGAACAACAGACGTTGCAGTTCTCGACGTTGTTCTACGAGCTGCGTCGTACCCTGCTTGCTCATTCCGACGCCATCATGATCGATTGGAATCCCAATACCGACGGGACCATCGATCTGTTCGTCGCGCCGAGCTTTCGCGATACCTGTTCTCGTACCTACGTGGTCTTCGCGTTCATGCTGCCGGAAGACTTCAACCGTTCGGTGCGCGCAACGAGCGAAGCGTCTGCGTAACTGACGTCGCGTCATAAGGGCCCGGGGTTTCCCGGGCCTCTATGCCTTTAGCGATTTCCCCCGATCATCAGGCGCAGGTAGCGGTTGTAGCTTTCGTGATCGTTCATGAAGGCGACTTTCCGCCAACGCGTCGTCAATTGCGTTTGGTACAGCTCTTCCGCATCAGCGTAGCTTTCGATGATCTCCTTGATCTTGCCGAGCGTTTGACCGCCGCGCAGCTCACCCATATCGAGTTGCACGATGTAGGTGTTGTAGATGTAGGACTTGACCGCGTACTCGACCAGCTTCACGAAGGCGAGATAGCTGCGCAACTGGATGTTATTCAGGTTCTCGTCGTTCGCCACGGTGCAGCGCAGATATGCGTTGGCGGGCATGGTCATCACATCTCGGACAAGCACCACGTTCTCACCGATCAGTTCGAGGCGCGCGGTCGACGTCTGGGGAATCATCCCCATTGCATCCATCACGGCCTGCCCCGCCTGCAACATCATGTTGTTCTGGCCGTTCGCTGCAATACCCGCTGCCGACACACGCGATGGATCCGCGAAGGAGATGTTGAGCACCGACATGATGGTGCGCCCGTTCGTCATCCGCTTTGGGATGCGATAGACCGATTCGTAGATGCTGCCACCGCTTTCGCACAAACCATCGAGGCAAATCCAGATCTCGGTACCGCCAACCAGGTTGCAATCGATCAGCACACGAGGGCGCATTACCAGATTCATGATCTGGTCGTCAATGCTCTTGGGTGTATCGCGCCAACGCTCGACGCGCTGCACGAACACGGTGTGAAGGATCTCGGGCGGGATGCGGAACTTAATGTCTGCGAGGGCCTTGGTAATGGGATTCATGGGGGGGATCTCCCGGGACTCAACCCAATAGAAAAATGGCGATATATCACTCAAATGAAGCTGTGACATTCACAGCATTCGCCGAGTCCTATTGGTGCTCAGGACTTTTTTTATCCAGGTGGTGATTGATATGCATCACAACCACAAGTCTCAACAATCAAGGAAAACACAAAGATGAACACGCATGAACGTGAACGCGGCCGTGTACGCCTCTATGCCTGTGGCGGAGGCGGCATCAACATGGGTCACAAGATCGACCATGTGGCACACAACAACGGCGACTCGTTCGCGCAGCTCGACGTCGTTTACATCGACACGTCGAAGTCGAACCTGAATTCGGACATTCAGAGCGGGAGCGTGTATCTGATCGACGGTCTCGACGGTTCGGGTCAAGTGCGCCGTGAGAACCACGGAGCCATCGCCGAGCGCGTGCGGGACATCCTGCAGACGTTTAAACCCGTCGATCTGAACATCGTGCTGTCCACCGGCGGCGGCGGTTCCGGTTCCGTGATCGCCCCCTCGATCGTGTCGGAACTGCTGGCCAAGGACTTCCCCGTCGTCGTGATCTGTGTGGGTGACGACAGCACGAAGAAGTACGCAGAGAACACGCTCAACACGCTGAAGTCGTACGACCAGATCGCATCGTCGGTGCGTCAGCAGCCGGTCGTAATGTCGTACCTGCAGAACAGCGCAGAAATGACTCGCCCGGTGATCGACCAGCGCATCCAGCATCTGGTGCTCTCGCTTTGCCTGCTGTACTCGCGCCAGAACCGCGAACTCGATTCGAAGGACCTGTACAACTGGCTGCATTACCCGAAGGTCACTTCGTACAAGCCGGCGCTCACCGCGCTCACGCTCATCGAAGACCTCAACGCCATCGGCCTTGCGAAGCTGGGCAACCTTATCAGCATCGCCACGCTGACCTTCGACGGCACCGACGCTACTCTGCCGATTCGCCCGGAAGTGCAATACATCGGGTACGTCGACGCGGAAATCTCGAAGGAGATGAAGATCTCCGGCGCGATCCACTACGTGACCTCGGACGGCGTCTTGACCGATGTGGCCGCCGGGCTTCACGAGGTGCTGGACGAGATGAAGGAACAGTCCGCTGCCCGTCTGACCAAGGGAGGCATTTCCAGCAGTGCTGATCAGGCTACCGATACCGGCCTGGTGTTGTAACTGGTGGGTGGGTCTGGTGCGCAAGCTGTGGTTCACGCCCGCGCACTGGATCCTGCGCAATCTCGGATACTCGTCAAAGACGGCGCACGACGTGCACGTGCGCTCGTTCGTCCCCAAGCTAACTGCACGCCCTAAAGAGCCGGATACCGCGGTCGGTAGGAGGCCGTATGGACCCCACGCTCTGGCGGGTTTTGCCTGGGACATGACGAGTCCGCTCGCCAGATTTCTCACCTGACATCGAACAACAAAAAGCGTCCTTCTTAGGAAGCTGGTCATCGCGAAGTGTGCTGACACGAGACTTGAGTTCGTCCATTCCCATTTGATCAAGGGGTGCGCGTTCCGAATGAGGTCGAAGGCACTGTCGCATCGATCGAGGTTCAGTGAGAGCCAACCGGTCGCTCCCGCAGGATCCGCTAGCGCGGAGGACGGGGCGATCCCAACCGCCTCTGTAGGCGGGTTTGGAATGCGTTCGTACTGAGCGTATTCCAAACCAACATCAACAGTTACGGACGACGGCGAGCCGGTATGCGCGATACCGGGCCAGGTGAGCACGCCTAATAGGTTTGGGCATAGCAGCAGTCTGTAAAAGGGCCGGGGGTGAAAAGTCCCCACGTTGTCCACCATATACGAGAAAACTACATGCAAACGAGTATCGAAGACCGCGTGAAAGCGATCGTATCGGCACAGTTGTCCGTGCCGGTTACCGACATCAAAAACGAGGACACGGTCGTCGACGTACTGGGCGCTGACTCGCTCGACGAAGTGGAAATGCTGATGGTTTTCGAGGACGAGTTCCGTGTGGAGATCCTCGACGAAGAAGCTGAGGGCTTTAAGACCATCCAGAACATCGTCGATTACCTCGCGGGCGCGGCAGCACTCGCAGCCTGACTTTTTCAAACCGGCGCGCGCCGCTTGCGGGTTTTGGCACCCGCGCTGCGGCACTCTTTTGTGGGCAGGACGTGCGGTCTAATGGACCCCTCGTATGTGGTTGTCCGCGCCTGCCCTGCGGGCGTGATGGTGAGCTAACACTTTGTGAGGCCCGCGTTTGGAACATCACGCCCGCGTTACCTTGGCGCCGGTAGTCGCAGAGTTGATTTCAGTGCAACAAACTTAACCGTATTAGTTTAGGTTTCGATCAATCCGTTGTGGTTGACTTCTTTTCAGATCGCCTGGGGAGGTGGTGTGAGGAAGGCGCTCATTACCTGATTTCGACTCTGCGTTTGTCCCAGTCTCCGTCACTCGCTACGCGCTAGTTGGCGCTGGCCGCGAGCGGGGAACAAATCGAGTCGAGACTGGACACCGATCAATATCCGCTATTACATCTGCGAGGGCATCATGAAGAGATAGGTCTAGCTCCCCCTCACGTTACCAGTCCGATTGACTGAAGGCATCCATCCAAGTGACCCTCTAGTGAGCGGTAAGACATTTCGCATTCAGTCTGGAACATATAGCGTCCACCTACACGGCCGCGCGGGCCGGCACGAGCTTCGACTCGGCCACTAGGCAGCGCGCGGGTTAGTGCTGGCCTAATTGCTGATCCACTGTCTGCACGACGTCGTGATGGTATATCCCAACTGCTCAGCCGGGATACAAAGCAAAGAGCGTCTGTCCCGCACTGCTCAGCCGGGTTACAGCAGAGCTAGGGCCGGTTCCCCAGGATCGCATATTCGCGAGGCGGGAGCTGGCCCCAATTTCCCTTTATGCCGTCAATTCGCCCGAGGCTCGACTGTGCTCCTACTTCAGCAACCGCTTTGTGACCCAAGGAGTACAGTGACAGCCGGTATCATGCCGGGCCGTCATTCCCTCAATGTCCCTAGAACCGCTCAGAAACGTCCAGGACGAGCTCGCGCTGGGAAGTTTATATCTCCGCATCAAATCGTGTAGAGACCAGGAGCCAGAAGTGTTTCGTCAAGCTACTCTCATCCAGGACGTGCGCGAGTTCGTCGCGGTCGTCTTACCCCCGCTGCTGGAAATATTCGAGCAGGACGACGTGTGTTTCTCGGGAGCATCAGTCGAGGACACAGTGCAATGGATCATCGCGCATGAAATCGAAGATTGCTACGGCCTATCCGTACAAGGTCATCGACGGGAGCGCTCAGTCTATAGCGCGCTTCACGACCAACTCGCGAACGTCTTGCCTTTCCCGATCTCATTGCCGGTTCGGCAGTTAATAAAGGTGCCGTTGATATACGACGATCAGTCGATAAGCCTCGAGCTGCGAGGCAACGATCTGTACGTCTTCTATTACATCGATACCGCCCTCCTCTTCACTAGACCATGAACTACCCGATTATTCAAACCCTAAGGCTGGATCCGTTTCCCGTCGCTTCGATGATTGAGGCGGTCGTCGGAGACTACCTGGTCAAGCCCGCCCCGGGTATTTATGCGAAGGGGAAGTTCAATCCGGTGATGCATTCAGGCGGTGTCTATTATCAGCAGGGACGCAACGAACGAGGCGACATCGGAAACTTCATCGTTGAGACAATCGAACAAATTCAACGTGGCACGGAAGTAAGAGACCTCGACGGCAATGTCGTCGTAACGCCGAGCCAGATTCCACTGCTCTCGAATACCCCGACCCTGCCCACGCGCGGCATGGCGATCATCAAGCTCTTGCTGATCGATTCACTCTCGATTTACGGAGACCAGCGCTACCCGGTGGTTCGATCTTCCGACGACTTCGCTCACGTGGCGTGCCACATCCAACCAGAATACAGATCAGACGCTGACATTGCGAACCAGATCCTCGGTATGGTGAGTCCCATTCGGGGGCAGGTGCGCGACTTCGCTGGCTCAAATCGCTGGGTGATCCATTTCCTGCGCTGCGATGGTCTTAGCATGATGGTCGAGAAGAGCATCGACTTTCGCATTGCCGATTGGCACCGAATCAAGGGATGTGCGTATGACTAAAGTGCCAGTGCTCGGGCAACCGCTTCCGAACTTGGTGCGGGGACCCACGCGGCATACTTGGATTGGGATGGGTCACGTAACCGGTCTGCTGCGCTTGCGCATTCGCGACTACTGGTTGCAGCATCGACGTGTTCAGTATGGGGTTCTTGCTGAAGCGCCGCGTCTCGTGGACATCAACGTCTGCCCTTTCTTCGACACGCTGGTTCAAGAAGTGTTCGGGGAGCATCGGGGTGATGTGCGAAATATGGGACAGCTCGCCCGAAGCGAGGACGAGCTAAAGAAATTGGGGATCGATGAGCGTACCGCTCACTACTTCGCCGAGGAAGCGTTCTCCGCGTTCGTCGATACGGTGGGTCAGGCCATGCCGGACGTCTCCTTCCAGAACCGGGAAGGTCTCTCGTTCGCCATGACCGAATTCGACTTGCTCGTCACCCGTCCGTATGCCTGAGGTGGCAAGGGGTATAATCCATGAAACCAATAATCCTTGATACGCGCTCGCTGATCCGGAATTTCCAAGAGTACGCGCCGTTCTTCGAGTTTTACGATTCCGGCCTGAAGGATCTGGTCCGCGAAGCAATTGTCACCCGTTCCTTCAACAGCCCGTACACGACGAACTTCCATCACGGCCACCGCTACGCTCGAGGGCTCGCAGCCAAGGTCATGGAAGACTTCGAGTACGCGGTCGACCGTCATCATGACCTGTACGGCTCGGAAAGTCTGCGCGACATCTTGAATCAGGACCGTGCCCTTTCAAACCTGGGCGTGATTCAGTACGTCGCTGAAGAAATGGAGCAGGCTGCCGATGTACTACTTCAGCAGCACCTTCGCACGAAGCTGTTCGAGATCGCGCAAGATAACTGCGGCGATCAGATGCGGCCTCGATGGGTTGGCTCGGACCTGCTCGTCTTCATTCGCTTTCTGACGCCTCGGGAGTATTGACCATGTACTTCCGGGCGACTCGGAAGCCGCAGACGCTTGTATTGGATTCGCCACCTGAGCTTCGGAATCTCCGGGCTTGGGTAGCGAATCCTTCTATGCCGACTGTCGACATTGACTGGATGTATTCGCAGATCTTCGATGCGATCTCGAATTCAAGGGAAAATACTTGGAAGCAGGAACTGTATGGAGTGGCTGACCGAATGGCGTTTGGGGACATGCTCTACGGACACTCTGATATGACGCAGATGGAACGCGACGACCTAGCTCTGAGGATCATCAGTGCCGGACAGTCCTTCGTCCACTACCTGCTTCGTATGCGAGCGTATGAGAATGACGGATATTTCCCGTACGCCTTTTCTCAGTTCAGATCGGACGGTCTGCTGGTCTTTCTCGCTCGCCAGCGAATGGCGGGTTGATTTCATACACGACGAACTATGGGCTATTCATTTTTCAGACCGCGCCAAGAGCCGGATAGCGTGATTCTGGAGACGCGCGCGCTGCTGGGTCCGCTCTTCAGACGACTGCCGCACCTCCGGGAAGACACCGACGAATTCATCGGCCGGGTTCTCGACTGCCTCGCCTTCGAGAAGGAAGCACGCGACCAGCTGAGCCTTATGTGTGCCGAACTCGTCGACGACTTGTTGCATATGCCGTTGCCCGAAAGTGGTCCACGCCTTCGCCTGGGTCACTTCGATCCCGAACAAGAGCGCCAGGAACGCATTGACGTGGTTTCGCGCCATTCGAACGCGATGTATGAGTTCGGGGACGAGCTGCTGGAGCAATTGCGTGCACTACGTCTTTATCGCGGTGGCTACCTTCACTATGAGTTTGGTGAGCTGGTCGGCCATGACATGCTGATGCATCGCCTCATGGTGCCCAAGCTCAGCACGAACGTACCCATCGACTATCTGACAGACGAAGACCTCTGGGAACGCAGCCAGGTGCACCGGAGGGGTCGTCGATAAACCAAGGAGCGCAGTGTGCCGGAGCATGATCGAGAACTTAAAATCTCACAACGGATGGTTATCCCGGTCGCTGACCTCATCACGCAATTCCGAGACGGTTTGGGCGGGCTGACGATCACGCCTTTCGGGTTCGAAGAACTCGTGAGGCAATGCATCGACGTCTTCATGGACTGGGAGGGAGACGAAAGCCAATTGGCGGAACTCCCGCAAATTCATCGTATAGAGATCCCAGAGTTGAGAGGGGAGGATTATCAGGCCGTGTATGAGAAAGTGACCCGCGCTACTCAGACATTCGCCTGTGAGTTGTTTGGCAGGTTGTCAGCGGCCGGCGTGTTTCTCAACAAGAACACGTACGGCAACGTCAACTACGCCTTTGACCGTTTCCTCGGCAACGACATCGTCCTCTTTCACTTTCCCTATTAGCGATTCAAACGGTGAGCGTCCATGTCGTACAACTATCAGATCGGTCAGGTCATTTCTTTCGACGTCTACCCCGCAGCCATCCTTGGCAACAGCTTCGAGTATGTGACGGTGCTGGCCATCATGGACCAGTCTACCGCCAACGGCATCATCGATACCGTGGGCAACCACATCAAGATGTATCCGTACCTGAAGCCGCAGGGAACGCCCAACGATGCGAGCCAGTACAACTACATCAAGGTCCGCACGCAGTCCGGTGCGATCACGGCACTCGGAATGCCGTGGATCAATGAAAGCACCATCAAGGTCTGGACTGCACAGACCATCACCGCGGTCATTAGCGGGGTCACGGCGAGTGACATTCCCGCCGTCCAGAACGCGCTGATCAGCAATGGCTTCAACCACATCGCGGTCACCGTGTCCGCAATGCCGGGTTCCTGATCGGTATATTGTGACAGAGCGCGAATACGCGCCGTCGCAAGACGGGAAGAACAAATGCGGTACGGGGGTTGTACGAGGAACGCAGGACCTTGGTTGTTGATTTCCTTTTCATGCTTGACCTTGGCCTCTCCCTTCGGGGAGAGGCTTTATTTCCTATATTTGCTTTTTTGTATAAATTTACCAGATCGCTCCATGATCTGACTGGAAGTGATGCGCCAGTTCAACTCGTGTAGTGACGTTCCAAATGCGCGAGCATGCGGGTGGTAAAAAGGGCATGACAGTGTCCGGTTTGCCTGCTGAGTGGCTTTGGCCGATAGCGGGAACTCTGATGGGGATCGGAGGGGTGTCAACGAAGACGATTTGTAGCCGGTTTGCCTCGCGGCCGCCGCGCCTTTACTTCCTTGGAGGAAGCGGCGGTCGCACCCAGGGGCACACCTGGGCTCGTCATCTTTGGCTTTGTTCTGGGAAGAGGCCTTCGGGTCTCTTCCCTTTTTTTTTGCCGTCAGTTCGTATTTTTGTCCTTTCTTCCGACAAGTCTCGAAATGATGTTAAATGGCGACTTTTTGGTCGTTACCCCGAGGATCACTAGCGCATCATCAGTCGTCGTGAAAAACGCCCTAACGGGACCTGATCGTAAAACATAGATACCCGCGTCAGAATCAGGAAGCCAGCTTATCAATTCTGTCGGATAGTCCCAATGGCCATCGGCTATCCGGTTCAGCGCGACAAGCGTCTCCGCCACATGGTTCCTGTCCTCGTCCTGCAACTTGCGAAATTCTTGCGCCGCGTCTGGGGTCATGAGCGTTTTCATAACTTCATCCCCAATTCGTCGGCCAACTTTTTTACATCGAGAAGCTCGGCCTTTTCAGGATGCACCGCAATCAGACGAGCCATGGCCTCGAGTTTCTTCTCGCGAATGAAGCCGAGACAATACGCGTCGTCGGCAAATCTAGACAGTCTCTCGTCCCTGCGATAGAAGCCAACCTGCGAGGCGAGCAAAGCCAGAGACGTAAATGAAAGCAACCAAAAGGAAGGCATCTTAAAGCTCAAAGACCAATCCAGCTTACCGTTTGGCATGATCTGCGAAGCAAAAATGCTCGACAACACGCCGACGATAGTCGTCAAGCCTACCGTCACGCCAAGCCTGACCTTCGGGATGATATCCGCCATCGATTGCCCCGTGGATTTTCTTCGAGTTACCGGTGCTCTGATGTTATCAGAGACTCGGCGAGGCTTCGCCGTCCGTTCTTTTTTTTATTCCTGCGTCGAATCGTGTACGAGAAAGCAAGGAATCCCCAATGTCCAACTTCGACAATCCCTTTGTCCTGCCCGCCAACCAGTACAAGCGTGATCTGGACGTCTTCAAGCATTACATCGATCAAAGCGTCGAGTACATCTCCGCGATGACCGGCGCACCCCGCGAGCAGTGTATGGCGTTTGTGAAGAACAGTCTGCGTCCGGACGGCAAGTTTGCGTTCAAGGATCCGGCGGTGATGTATCTCCGCCGTAACGAGCACGGCGACCGCGAGCAGGTCGAGGGTACACTCGGCGGCTACCTGTCCGAGTCGATCAAGGAACACCAGCTTATCGCCCCGACACTGACGACCTACTATCACCCGACGGTGAAGAAATCGTTGCTCGCAGGCTTCATTGACGCCAACGTTAAGCGTCGCGGTGTCGCAAAGAAAGCGATGTTCCAGGCTCGCATGGATGGCAACAAGATTCTCGAGATCCTGAAGGACAATGAGCAGACGAACATGAAGCTCTCGAACAACGCATGTTCGGGCGCTCACGTCAGTGCATCGACGCCATTGTTCAACAAGACCGCACACTCGACACTGACATCTAACTGCCGGTCGACGGCGGGCTATGGCTCCGCCAACAACGAGAAGTTTCTGAACGGCAACCGTCATTATTGGTCACCGGACATCGTCAAGAACAACATTGTCTCGATCGTGACCAACACGGACTACGAGTCAATTCAGCTCGCGATGAACGAGTTCGGGATTCTCCATCCGAGCGTCGAAGAGACGATGGAGTGCATTCGCTACTCCACCCAGCTCTACTTCCGTGACGAAGCAGCGCACCGCTTGATCGAGCAGTATGTCAGAAAGCTCACGGACATCCAGCGCAGCGCATTCGTCTATACAGGCGATCTGTACCATCTCATGAAGTTCAACCGGGAGATTGTCTACCGGTTCGTGCATGAGCTGTCGTCCCGCGTCGGTGAGGTGCATCCGGATCCGGACAGCATCATCAAAAACGCACACGAGGATCACATTGCCCTCGCCTCGCAGTTGTGTCCGAAAGAGATGAAGGGCAAGAAAGTGAAGGACGTGGTCGGTTCCGATGCATATGGCGTCCTTGCATCGACGGTTGCGCATATCGGTCAGGTCATCACGGAGTACAAGAACCTAATCAAGGCGTTCTGGGTGACAAAGAACGTCCCGGCCTCCCTCGCGCACTTTCCGGACAGCATCCGTCGCTCGGCGCTGATGGGGGATACCGACTCCACCATCTTTACGGTCCAGGACTGGGTGGTCTGGTACAACGACGGCCGTCTCGGTTACGACGACCGCTCGTCGGGCGTGGCAGCCACGATGATCTTCCTGGCCGCACAGACCATCACGCACGTCCTCGCCCGTATGTCCGCCAACTTCGGCATCGAGGAAAGCCGCATCTTCCAGGTGGCGATGAAGAACGAGTACAAGTTCGACGTGTTTGTTCCGACGCAGGTGGCCAAGCACTACTACGCCTCGATCGGTTGTCAGGAAGGCAACCTGTACAAGGCACAGGAACCGGAGATCAAGGGCGTGCACTTGAAGTCCTCGAATGCGCCGCCGGCGGTGATGGCGAAAGCCAAAGCGATGATGATCCGGATCATGGACACCGTGATGGCGGAGAAGCCTGTGTCCCTCAGGGACATCATGGGCGAAATCGCAGCACTGGAGCACGACATCCGGACGTCGATTCTCGAACGCTCAAGCTACGAGTATTTCCGTATGGGTCAGATCAAGCCCGCGGCGTCGTACACGCTTCCGCCGGAGCAAAGCAACTTCGCACACTACACCTTCTGGAACGCAACGTTTGGCACGAAGTATGGTGAGGTGCAGGAACCGCCGTACAACTCCGTCAAGATTTCCGTGGACCTCAAGTCGCCTGTGAAGATCAAGGCATGGCTTGAGAAGATGGAAGACCGTGACTTGGCTGAGAAGCTGACAAACTGGTTGCTCAAGAGCGGGAAGAAAGCAATCAGCACCTTCCACGTTCCTGAACAGATCATCCAGTCGAAGGGCATCCCGAAGGAGATCAAAAGCGAGATCGCCATTCGGAAACTGATCACCGATACGGTCACGGTCTTCTACATCGTCCTTGAATCACTTGGCATCTACATGCAGAACAAGCACATGACTCGGCTCGTGAGTGATCACATTCCTGCGCCAACTCCGGCGCTCGAAGCAGCATAGCGTCGAGTCTCCATTAACAAAACAGCCCGCCTCGTGCGGGCTTTCATTTTTGCTTCGAGGTTAGCGATGCCGACATGGCTTTGGGGTGGGTTGATTTGGCTTGCACTCTGCGTGCTTTTCGTCGCGCGATGGGATTGGAGTCGAGCGACGCCTCCGGCAGCGAAAGACGAGTCCGCGGAAGCGGAAACCCGAATCGACAATTCGGATTTGCACGAACTACTTGTGAAATCGACGGCCGCAGCAACCGGTGTCGATCAGGAGCAGGCATGAGGTGGTTCGGGTTGTTCAACGACGGGCAAATGAAGTGCATGCGCTGCCCCAAAGTCACGCCTAAAAGCCAACCGCTTTGCGTGCGCTGTCAGCAGAAGGAACAGCTGCGGCGGGCGCGTTGCCGCAAGTAAGCGCCATAAATCCCGCTCTTCGGAGCGGGACGATGAGGAACGTAAGATGCCTGAAAAGAAGATGCCTGTACGGACCGTGCAGGTGAACTATCAATGCGACGCTGCGGGCTGCGATGGCTATATGAGTCCGACCGGAACGGCGAACCTCAGCTATCCCCCGCGGTATCCGCATCGCTGTTCGAAGTGCGGGTCAGAGGAGAGCTTCAAGGCAAGCTATCCGGTCATCCGCTATGAACCGATCGAGGAGTTAGCTCTTGAAGCGACCTAGCCCAATGATGACCCATGCCATCGAAACGGACATGGGACACCTCGTCGAGTTCATGGGAAACCATCCCCTTGAAACCAAAGCGGTGCGTACTGAAGCGTGGCAGCAGATGCTCGTCTACGTGCCGAGGGACGAATTGCAGGTCCGTTTGGACAAGATCAAGAAGGAAGCGTCATGAGCAAGATCAAGACCGCATACTCGATGCGTGAGCGTGCACCTTGGGAAGACCGGCCGTTCGAAACCGATGTCCTCGCTGGCGGCTGGGCAGAGACCATCATCACACTGATCGAGCGTGGGCCGGTTGACGACGGCGACATCCCAAGCAAGGCCGCTCGAGATGAACTCGTGTCACGCGGTTTCGCTGCACGGGTTATTGTCAATCAGAAGGAAGCAGGGAACGTTGCCACGTACGCTGGCCGCGAGCTCTACAAACAGCTGGTCGACGCTCCCTCCCTCGCCGAAGCGATCGCTAAGCGCCAGGCCAATCCCAGGTTCCTGAACGACCTCTGGAAGTCACAGCAGCCGCGGGAATGTGGTTCATGTGGTTACACCGCCGAGCCGGACTGCACAACCTGCAACGAGGCTTGAACATGAAAGAAGAGAAGGCAGCCCTCATCTTCTTCGGCTCATTCGTCATCGCGAGCATCGCTGGCCTGGCGCTGGGTCAACGCCTCGGCTTCAGCGCAGACGACGGCATGACCGTCGGCCAGATCGCGTGGTGTATCACGTGGGCAATGCAGCTGTTCCGCCGTAACATGAAAAAGCGTTCGTCACACCGACGCCGTTGAGCTGAATGGAGTTCTCGTGGGGTTCGCCTTAGCGAGAATTCCGTCCAGTTCCTCTATGACGTCTTGCTGCACGAGCGGGTCCATGACGCCATCGAAGAGACGTTCCTGAGACCATCCGAGGAAGGTTCTGTTGATGAGATTGAGATCCGCCTGATTCCGTGTCTCTGGGGTATCCTTCGCCATCGTGAGTACGAAGTCCAGCGCGGGAAGACGAGAGATCGCCAGTCCCCACATCACCTGCCGGGTCGGCGCCATGTCAGGCACGTGCATCGCCTGTTCCATATTTTCCTTTACGGCGGCCGGGACGCTCTGCAGAACGCCCACGAAGTCCTTGCCTGTCTTCACGAGATTGCTGAGCACGATCTCGTAGCAGCTATCCACCTTGGACGAGTAGTCAATCAGCGCAAACGGATGGCGCTTGATCGATTGTCCGACAGCATCGCCAGACCGCAACTTTCTGATGCGGTTGAAAAGTGCTTGGTCGAGGTGACTGAACAGCATGTTCGGCAGCAAGTACATGTGCACGAACATCATGGTCGACTTCTCGCTGTCCAGCCCCCCTGTGATGCGATCCTGCTCCCGTCTGAATGCCCGGTACTGAATCATCAGCATCGGGACGTTGATCGCGATTACCACGAGCCCGGTCTCGGTCCCCGTCAGGTACCCATTCGGCACGTTCAGGTAGATGTCGCTTCTAGGATGGCGCAGCACCCGCACTGGCGTCACGTTCTCCCAGTCTCGGTCGGCCCGGTCGAAGTCGAACGGTTCGGTATGGGCGATTACGATCTCGTCATGCCCTGGACCGTAGAAGTCACCGTCGAACAAGCTTCCGCGATTGATGGACGAAGTCATTTTTAACGCCGTCGCCCGATTTAATGAAACAGCATCGACGTTCGCGTAGTAGCGCTCGAGATTGTGCGACAGCGGCACGTTCACCGTTTGGATGAGCTTCACCAGGAGGTGATTCCCCTTCACGGCCATCGGTGCGTTTCGATAGTAGCGGATCACCTGCGTGATGTTGCGCATCAGCCCTTCCCGGACGTACGGCCATAAAGACGGGACTTGGATGCCTTGGAGTGCCCGAGGCACCAGATTGAAGAGCGTGTGCATAGCGCAGCATCCAGTTAGAAATTGATAGGTTCATAAAATTCGAGGCTGCCTTGAACAAGATCTTCCCTCCCCGTGCGATGCAGCCTGAGTTGCGCCGCGGCCAGAAGGTGACTATTCGACTATCGGGCGCGGAAGTCGTCCAGCAGTTGACCTTTGGCGGCTTAGAACCTGTTAGCCGTGAAAGCTATCTGGACCTGCTCGAATGCGCAGAACCGGATTCGCCGGATCAGATCCGCGCACGCGCTCGTGCGCTTGGCGACAAGAAGACACACAACGCGCGTGGGCGCCGCTGGTGGGACAGATGAAGGCGCTCGATTCAGTGATGTTGCAGGTACTCGCCTACGGCAAACTCAAACCCGGCTGGAACACGCAGGAAAGCGTGCCGCCGACGCTGGAGGCCGTGAAGCTTGGCTGCGAATTTCTTCGCACGATTCCCGATGGCTTCCCGCTGCCCGGGACCATGTTGAGCGATAACGGATCCCTCGGCTTCTACTGGCATGCAAATCAGCGCCACTACATCGACCTAGAGATCGAAGCGGACCGGGACCTCTTCTCCTTCTTCGGAGTGAAGAAAGAGACCGGCGACGAACCTCGCGAAGAGACCTATCTTCCTGAGCTAACGATCGCGCACTTTTCCGTTCCGTTCTATATCGAGCACTTCAGTGCAATACGAGACGAATATGCGAAACAACCAGCGACAGTCCGGGATGGCGAGGCTAGCGGCGTTGACTCTCCTGACCACCGCCACCAACGGGAACGACACGACGCTTTACGGGCGGGATGACACTTACACCGACATGAACGCCCGGCCCTTCGGCGAGCGGCTACCTCAGCCGACCTTCGGCAACCGCGCCGAGCGACGCGGCCAGCGCGATTCGTCGAACAAGCGGGGACAGTGGTGGAACCGAAAATAATCATCTTTTACACGCCCGGTCGGGATGACGGGATCGTCTCGGAATTCTTGCGGACGGCGAGGCTGCCTCCCGTCTGGGTGCCGATCGAATGGTGCACTGACGAGCTGCGGCAACGCCCCCATGAAAGTACGCAGCCCACCGTGACTGCGTCCCACGAAGAGGCAGTCTCGCGCTTCGCGGGAGCCATTCAGCTAGTCGGTCGAACTACGTACCAATCCTTTCAGGGCGCGTTTAGCAGCGCGTTCGCCCTACCCGAACCGGGACCGCTGCCGGACGAGGGAGATCCGAAGACTAGAAACAAAGTCGCCCGTAAAAAGCGCGAAGCGACAAAGGCGTCGCAAAATGCCCGCGGACGTAAATGGTGGGAGCATCGATAATGGGCCGTCGTAAATGCGAATTGCTTTCGGGCGAATCCGAACCGGATCCGATTATTGTTAAATCGCCGGATAATCGTCCGGTTTTACGGACTCTGATTCTCGAATTCCCGAAACCGTCGACGGGCTATTCGTATTCGCTCTTCGCGGCGGAAGTACGGCGCGACATCCGGTGGGGCATCTTCGGTCATTTGTCGGAGCGCGACTGGGAAACTGCGCTGGCCCGCCGCGAGGTCGTGATCTCGCCGAGCGGGTCGTTCGTTACAGTCAATGCAATAGTCGGTCCGCGGTAATACTTACTGCTTTCTTGTAACGAGCCGCAACAATCGAAGTTTGCAAATTTTGACACGATCGGGGGTGAGCACCGTTATACGGGTGTAAGGATAGCCTAAGCTTTCGCCTACGAACGTCCGGTCTTTTTCGATCGCTGGGCCACGGCAAAAGTTCGACAAGATCGGTAAGTCAGGGTCCGCTTAAAAGTGTGCGGCAAACGCAACACCGTATCGATCGGCACAAATTGCCGTTGAAAGCGTTTGCGTAAGGGTGAACCCTCATAAGCCATAGGTTTCGGTGTGTCAAAGGGACAGAGTCGAAAGTTACCTTACGGTTTTATTCTTTAGCCCTCGAATTTCGCAAAAAATTATTTCTTCCTTGTGAAACATTTTGTTGCAGAGTAAGAGTAGAGTTCGACTCCAACAGCGACACTTAAGAAGTCACGTGAAGCAAGCTTTACCGGTAACAGTGAGACCGCAAGATCGCTCTACGACTACGCAATACAAAAGCACCGCCAACGCACTGCCAGCACTATTGAAATAAACACAACCTCACGCCCAGACCCATTGAGAGTTACGTTCTCGTAACGGCAACTGACTTTTGGTAAAAAATTACGCCGCTCGGTATATGTTGTAGGAGAAGATCTCGCGATCCGACCCAGCGACCAGTCGATGAGACTCGGTCGACCGGCACCCCCGTAATCCCCTTTGAAAGATTTCCTCCTCGTTGAGGAGTGCTTAAACACGTCCGTAACAAAAGCCTTTCGGCGTCGCTGATTCTAAATAGTTTCAGGCACATATCACCAGCCTGACACTAGACAGAAAAGGATTAGTGTTCGCGCGATCATTAACCTGATTTAGAGAAGAAAAGGAAACAAAACCATGGCAGTCAATACCGGCAACAACAACCGCGCAGCGGCAGCAGAAGCGACCTCGATGGCAGCAGCATTCAGCCGTCAACAGGAGCAGTCGGCACAAGGTCAGCAGCAAGCAGCACCGAGCGCATCACAGCGCCCGCAACAGCGCACCCGTCTGTCCGATCTGGGAAGCCTCGCGCGTTCGGCAATGGGCCGCAACCCGCAAAGCGAAGTGATCACGAAGCTGAGCAAGGCGCTCGAAGCCGCGTTCGCCGGCATCGACAAGAGCTACGAAGTCACGCTCATCCCCATCGACTACAACAACACGCAGTCGCTGGTGAAGTCGGTGATCGTCGTCGCAATGCGCGACCTGATGAACAAGGACACGGGCGTGGCCTGCCACACCCTGATCCTGGAAGGGTCGAGCGAGCCGCTGCAAGTCGGCTACCAGATGATCAACAACCAGAACGTCGAAATCCTGCGCGTGGCCGGCGACGTCAACAACAAGACGCTGTCTGACGAAGTGCTGGCAGCCGTGTCGCGCACCTTCCCCGGCATGCCGATTTGGCCGGTGGACGCATGCGTGGTGCCGCGTGACTTCAACGTCGATGACGTGACGCTGGTTCACGAGCTGGCAGCGAACGCTGCAACGGCTTGCACGACTGAACTCGAAGTGCGTCAGCCGGGCGGCTTCGCGGACCTGGACCTGGGCACCGTTGAGCAAGAGAACTCGCTGACCGTTCAGCCGACGTTCGGCAACGGCCAGTCGCGTGACATGGTCGGCGCACCGGTTCGTTCGGACATCGTGATCGACTTCCGTGCAGGCGGCCAGGAGATTCCGGGTCAGCAAGGCGTGACGCAGCGCGTGTCGCAGATCTCGCGCATCAGCGGCTACATGGACCTCGCATGGGCACCGGCCGAGCAGCAGACGCAAGCGTTCAATCCGTGGGTCGCACCGCAGGCGCAGCCGGCGTCGCCCGACGAGTTCAAGCGCTATCGTCCGCGCTTCGTGATGACCGATCTCGAGTCGGTCAAGCTGCTCACGATTCCGGCGCAACTGCTGGCACTCGTGACGGCGTTCACGCTGGCTGAGAACAACGCATGGGTTGAAGCGTTCCGTCCGGCTCCGATGAGCAACAGCGCGGAAGTGGACTGGAAGGACATCGGCGCGATCGGCATCGAAGCGAACTTCGAGAAGAACCCGAACGGCTTCGGCTCGCGCGTCGATACGAAGTCGGATGCGTTCCAGCGCGGTCAAGGTCAAGCAGGCGATCACCTCCTGCGTCTGGTCGGCTCGGTCATCACGCCGAAACTGATCCTGTCGCTGGACGTGCCCGAGTGCGGTCCGCAGACGTGGTTCAACGGCATCTTCGCAGCATCCGGTGAACTGACCGGCAACAACTGGCAGAAGGCGAATGAGATCATCGTCCGCGCGGCGAACGTGCTCACGCACGGCAACTTCAGCCGTTACTTCCAGGCCGGTGGCCGCGTGGCGTCCGACGAATTCAACCGCATCCATCTGGGTTGGTACGTCGACCGTCATGGCGTGAAGCGTGACCTGCGTGACATCGATTACCTGGCCGTGCTCAACATGGTCGGCGATCGTGATCCGGAAGTTGCCCGCGAATGGTCGGACTCGTTCGCACGTACGAACATGGACCTGCAAGTTCGTCTGGCGAAGCGCAAGCAGATCATCGAAGGCGTGCTCGGCAAGAACAACGTCGAGTTCACCGGCTTCGCGCGTCGCGTGACGTTCGACCCGGCGTTCATCGTCGCGCTGCTGAATGCGTGCAAGGACACGGGCCTCTCGGTCCGCACCATCGCACCGATGACGGATCTGAACCAGTACGAGCGCGCGGTGAACCCGTACGTGATCTCGGCTGGTCTGGATACGGCGTCGCTCAACGGCTCGGTGTTCAACCGCGGCTTCGCGCATTCGCAGCAACAGCAGTACGGCGCTCGCGCGGGCTTCAGCCGCTGGTCGCAGCAGTAAGCAGTAGTGCCTGCGCCTCGCTCACGCGGGGTGCAGTTGGGCGGAGGGGGCGAAAGCCCTCTCCCCTCTCTTTATGCCGTCTTTCTTTTTTTGGTCATCACACGCGGCTAGACCACCGCAGCTGTAGAGAAAAACGAAGATGAACGTGTGGATGATGGTCGGTACGGCTGGACTGACAGCCGTTTCCCTTGCCCTGGTGATCAGTGGCGTGCTCGCTTACACCTCGATCGCTCCTCAACGAGGAGTTGGAAACAAGAAGTCGATTGACTCGTCGGGTTGAAACGAAATTCGGCGATATATCACTAGCTTGAATAGATTGCAAGGCGATTTTTATTTCACCACGCAATCGTAAGAGCAGCAAAACGATCCCCAATCAAGCAGTTGCACCAAGCAAGGAGAACACGGTGGGCGTATTCCTCCAACTCGTGAACCAGGACGAAGTTTTCAACCATTTCTCGTCCAAGGAACCGATCATCATCAACGACCTCTCGGACACGTCCGAAGAGGAAAAAGAACACATCTACAACCTGATTTTCACGAAGTACGATCTCATCAACTCGGATCTGCTTTCGAACATCCCGTCGTGCGATTGCGGCAACACGGTCGGTGTCGACAAGCTCGGGGATGGGACGTACATCAAGGCGGTTGTTTGCCCGGACTGCCATACCGAAGTGACCGCGCCGCATCAGCGCGATCTCGAACCGCTGATCTGGCTGCGCGCACCAAAGGGCGTGACTGCGCTGATCAACCCGACGGTCTGGACGATGATTGCGGAGCGCTTCGAGAAGAGCAACTTCGACGTGATGCGCTGGATCGTGGACGTCAATTACAAGTCGGCCGTGAAAGAGCCGCCTGTGATGGAGTACATCCGCAAGGCGAACATTCCGCGAGGCTACAACAACTTCGTGGAGAACTTCGATCAGATCATGGACTTCATGTTCAATCTGAAGTTCTACAGCAAGAAGAAGCTCGCTCCGCTCAAGCAGCTGCTGCAAGAACAGCGCGACTGCATCTTCTCAAAGTACATGCCGCTGCCCAACCGGTCGCTGCTCGTGTTGGAAGACACGAACCACGGCTCGTACACGGACGCAACCGCACCTGTCGCTGTGGACGCGATCCTGATGATGGTGGGTATCGACGCGCCCCTCTCCGTTCACTCCGAGCGAGTGAAGGAGAACCGCACGATCAAGATGATCATCCAGACGGCGCAGTACTACGACGAGACGATGCGTACGGTCCTCGCGAAGAAGGAAGGCATTTTCCGCAAGCACGTCTATGGAACGCGCGCGCACTTCAGCTTTCGCGCAGTGATTAGCTCGCTCACGGATAGCCATGACTACGACGAAGTGCACATTCCCTGGGGCATCGGTATCGCGGTGTTCGAACTGCATCTGAAGAACCGGATGATGCGCCAGGGCATGACGCCGTCCGAAGCGGATGCGTACCTGCTCGATCACGCGGCGAAGTACTGCCCGATGCTCGAACAGATGTTCCACGACTTCATCGAACGTTCGCCGTACAAGGGCGTTCCAATCGTGCTGCAACGGAACCCGTCGCTCGCCCGTTCCTCGGCGCAGGCCATGTTCATCACGAAGGTGAAGAGCGAGCCGGCGATCCCCACGATCTCGATGAGTATTCTGTCGGTGGTGGGCTTCAACGCAGACTTCGACGGCGACCAGCTCAACGCAACGTTGTCGCTCGATTTCGTGACGGCCGAAGAGCTGTATCGACTTGCACCGCACCAGAGCGTGTTCGACATGAACGCCCCGCGTACGGTGTCGCGCAACCTGTCGATGCCGAAGACCGTGATTGCGACGATCAGCAACTGGATTCACTGGGACGAGCCGGAACAGCCCGATCCCGAAGTTCTGCGTCGCATGGCCGCTATTCCCGAAGCACCGCCTGCTTCGGAACCGGTTCCTGCTATCCATTAACGCGAGGTGAGAAATGGTAATGATCGTTCAGGGTAATTCCCAGACGTTCAACAGTCTCGTGTACGGCGCCCAGAAGCATCCGGGCACCCTCTCGTTTCTGGAGAACCAGGTGCAGCAGTTCAGCGGAGCGTTGACGGAGTTTGGCCAAGCGTTTTTCAACTCGGCGAAGCATCTCTACGAGAGCTTCAACAGTTCGGAAGCGATGCGGATTGCGCGTGCAGCGACGCGTAAGTTCGATAGCTTGTTCATGAGCGACAAAATCCAGAGCATCTGGGATCTGGGTCGGCTGCAGCATGCCCCGCTCACAATGCAGCGCTGGATCATGGCGCAGGAAGACGTGCGTACGCTCTATCACCAGCAGCGATGCGACGGTTACTCGCAGACGTACTTCGACGTCGAGCCGGGTCGTCGCGGTGTGGAGCAGTACGATTGGCGCCGCATTCATCACGGCGTGGTGCAGGACACGGAAGACGGTGGCTGGGTGGTTCACCACTATCTCGACGAGATCCACGAAGGTGATCGCGAACTGGAATTCGAGGAGAAGGTTGACATCCTGAACACCCACGACGTGATCCGTGCCTACGTCGAGATGGGGCAGGACGATCCGACCTCGAAGTGGAACGAAAGGCTGTAAGAAGGTGATCCCGGGAGATGAAAGTCTTCCGGGCTACCCTTCGTTATCCTTTCTTTTTTGCTTGGCCGAAGGTATCGATCGGCAGATTTTATGTTCCCCTTTGATACTGTGAGTCCCGCCATGCCAATTCCCGTGCCGTCACTTTCTACCGGTGGTTGGGTAGTGTCACCGCAGCAGAAAGCCGACTTGCTGATGGCGCACATCTACGAGTCGATGAACAACCAGACGTACACCTACCCGGGCAACATCACCAGTATTCAGTATGTCATCGAAAAGCATGCTGGTGACATTCCCGGCACGTGCGAGGGCGTTCAGGTCGCGATGGAGGCGTACCTCCAGCGCTACTACGACGACGTGAGCGTCCAGGTTGGAAGCGATAACAGCGACGGAACCGGTCTTGTGACGTTGATGGTCTACGCGCAGGTAACCGAGGACGGCGTGACATATCCGTACTCCGGTCTCATCCAGGCAAGCAATTCCAAGTTCATCAAAGCCGTGAATCTGAACAACACCGGACAGTCGGTGGCGGCCAACGTCATTCAGCAAGCACCATGATTTCCGACATCAAACCGATCACGCCCCAGGGTCCCGCGTTCGAAGAGGTGCCCACGCCGGGTCAGGCACCGGCATGGCTCGAAAGCCTGTTCCGTCGAATCAACAAGTCGATCCTCGACGTCGTGCACTTCGAGCAACATGAATACCTCGATATCCGCAAGCTGCCGCATGCACTGAAACCCAGTGAAGTGCTGACCAAGCCGCACCTGATGCAGGACGGCTCGATCATCGTTCAGACGGTGTTCCCTATCGCGGTCGACAACTGTTTCGTGGTCGTCTATACGCCGATCTTCGAGAACGGCGACGACGCAATGATGGGTCAGCAGCCGGACGATGTCTCCGTCATCGACTTCAAGCTCTTCTGTTATCAGGAGCGCGGCCGCTTCGCCTACGAGAACGTACCGCAGACGCCTTCACCTGCAATCGCAGCGGAACTCAAGCGTCAGTCCCATGCACTGGGACTTCGCAACATGCAGTTCCTGTACTTCACCGTGCTCAAGCCGAACGTTGCGGAAGCTTTCGATGATCCGAACGGTTACGGCAAAGCGGCGGCCTCTGCTGTGTCGGACGGTCCGACGCCCGCAGCCGACTAAGGAGCGCGAGCATGAATCAACCCCTCAATAAGTTCGAGGCAGCGCGCGCTCGTATAACGCACGGCCGTGACGAGGGTCAGGCGAACTTCATCAACACAATCGCTGCCAGTCTCAACGTCATCGCGTCGGAAGATGTCGCACGACTGCCCGAGGATCTTTTCTCGAAAGTCTTCCTCCCATTGCTCGCCGGCGATACCGAACTGCCGCACAAGGTCACGGTCGCAGACTGGATCTCGATCGCCGGTACGCCGTACAAGCCCGTCGACGTGTTTGATCCTGCAACCGGTGCGGTGCTGTTCCGGGTACCCCCTGTATTTGATTACCAGGGGGTGAACCCGGTCCGCGATCCAGCGGACCGGCGCCAAACGCCGATTCAGGATGTCGTGACGCTGGCCGATCAGTATTCGCATCTGCACCCGATGGCGGGCGTGAATTATTTGCGCAACGTTTTGGGTCAACGCGCGACGATCATGAACACGAGCGACAAGCTCCGCAAACACGCTGTGGTGTGGAACGAAATCCTCACGCGTTACGGACGCCCTCCTCTTTTCGCAGCAGAGCAATCTGCCACCACTCCTGCCGCCCCGGCAGCGGGGTCGGTGCCCGCACAGGGAGATGAGCCCGAGTATGAGGACTTCTGACCTCAAGATCGCGACGGTTTCGGACGTGCACCTCGGTGCCAAGCGCACACCGACGCGTGACATTATCAAGAACCTGAAGGCCGCCTTCCCGGATAACGCGGAGACGGCCGAACTCGACATGATCTGCCTCGTAGGCGACGTGTTCGATACGTTGTTGTCGTTGAATGACGAAGATTTGGTAGAGATCGATTTCTGGATCGCTCACCTGCTGCGCCTGTGCAAAAAGCACGAAATCGTGCTGTACGTCCTCGAGGGGACGCCCAGTCACGATTGGCGGCAGTCGGAGCGGTTCGTCTCTATCAATGAGATCGCAGGCATTGGCGCTAATCTCAAATATGTTAAAGACATTTCCGTCGAGTACGAACCCTCCCTGGACATATGGGTTGGGTTCGTACCCGACGAGAGTGCGCCGACAACAGACCAAACTCTTAGCCAAATCTACGACCTGCTCCGAGACAAAGGACTCGAACAGGTAGATTTGATGTTCATGCACGGGCAATTCGAGTACCAACTCCCGCCCCACGTCAAAGCACAGAAGCACGATTCGGAAGCGTATCTGCGGATCACGCGCATGGGTGTGTTCATCGGACACGTCCATATCCAGTCGACCTACAAGTGGATCTACGCGCAGGGTTCCTTTGACCGGCTTGGCCACGGCGAAGAAGAGCCAAAGGGGCACTTCCGCGCGACCTTCCGTCCGAACGGAGACCGCGATGTCGTTTTCGTGGAGAACACCGGTGCGCGCAAGTTCATCACGGTGTACTGCATGCACATGTCAGTCGAGGACTCGCTGCTCGAAATCGAGCGTCGTGTGAAGAACTTGCCGGACAACTCGGCGGTGCGTCTGGAAGCCAATCATGACCATCCGCTTTTCGCGGACATGGATGCGCTGATGCGGATCTATCCGCAGTTTGTCTGGAGCAAGAATCCGAAGGACGCCGATGAGGAGGAGGCCCCGGCGCTCGAAGAAGGAACGGTGGAGTTCGTGCCTATCACGATCACACGCGAAAACATTGTCGAACTGCTCTCCGAACGCCTCGTAGCCATGGGTGTCTCGGCGGACATGATCGCCATTGCACAACAGAAAATCAACGAAGTGAGGGGATAAATGCAGCTGATGAATGCTGGCATTGCCGAGCGTGCTGTTGGTCAGTACCCCCTCTCCGTCGCCACGTCGCTGGCGATTGAGAGCGCCAACGGAATTCACCCGGAAATCCCGGTCGACTCGCCGCCTATCCTCAAGTACGAGGAGTTGTGGGTCAACCTGAAGACCTTGTTCCGCAACTTCATTGGTGCGCTCGACAAGGTCACCGCCGGAAGTGTGGTGCCGGAAGAGATCGCCGCGAACCTTGACGATGAGATGGAGCAGATCAGCCAGATCATCGCCGAGAGCAGCAGCGGTCGCTGCAAGGTGGTGTTCTATGTGAACAACATGACCAACCTTGCAACACGGTATCGCTACTCCACTCTGCGTAAGGACAACACGCCGAAGCAGATGGAGTACACGGCCATCCTGAAGAAGACGCTCGCGCTCATGCTGGCTGACAACAAGACCCGGCCGTTGCCGATCTTGACGTTCGATCGCCTGCTCAGTCCGCCTCAAGAAGTCACGCCGAAGATTCTGCTGTTGACGCATGTCGCGTACGACCTGCTCTCGGCCAAAAACTTTCGCAGCGTCACGCTGCTGGAATCGCATACGGGACGACTCAAGGACAGGGCCCTTTGGTACACGAAGTACGCCAACGGTCGTGACCTTGTCATGCTGCCGTTTCGCGAAGACTTGATGCAGGTCTTCGGCGATAACGAGACGTTTGTTCCGATGCCGATCAAAGTTCGAAAGGAGGTTATCGAGATCGCCAACCGTTTCCACTGGACGAGCGTTACCACCACCGACAAGGTGCGCTTGGGACTTGAGTTCATCCAGGACCCGCTCACACGGGAAATCTTGAAGAGCATCGTAACCAGTCAATAGGTGCGGGGAAACACGATTCGACTGGGGATTTTTTATTCATCGTGGGTATCGTTTGTCACCCCACAGAACATCGGATTACAAAGAAAATGAGCGACTTCCGCAAAGAACGAAAGAAGATTGCCTTCGACAATCGCAAGCTGCACCTGTCGACTCCCTGCCCCACGGCGAAGGGGAAGTGGTCGAGCCTGCAGGTCAATCTCTTCTCGAACAATCCCCGCATCACGGTCTACACCAACGACCCGGACGATCAGGGCGAATCGAAGCAGTACGGCAAGATCACCGCGAACCTGGATGCACAAGTCTTCTTCGTGTTCCTCGGCAAGCTGACCGAAATCATCAACGGTCCCGCTGGCGTTGAAGACAAGGTGAAGATCGAAAACAAGAACTTCATCTTCCCGGGCGGCAAGCGCAGCGAATCGCCGGTCGTCCAGTCCGAACTCCATTTCGGTAAGGACGCTGAAGGCGTTGTGTGGGTGTCTGTCACCGCGCGTGATCGGCCCCGCATCAAGTTCGCATTCGGTCGCAGCGACTTCCACACGCTCTTCCACAAGTCGGGCGAGCAATACAGCGCCGGCGAAGCATCGGTTCTCTTCGCGCGCGGCTGGGTGCGCATCATGGAAAACATGATGACCCACTTGCTCGTGACGGAATGGGTCGAGCCCGAGAAGAAGGACAACGGTAACCGCGGCGGTGGCGGCGGCGGTGGCTTCAACCGTAACAACGGTGGTGGCAATCGTGGCAACAGCTACGGCGGTGGCGCTGCCGGCGGTGGCGGTGGCGGTTCGACCGAAGAAGTGTCGGACGACATTCCCTGGTAAGTAGGTGCAAGGCAGTTGAAATGCAGAGTTAGTTGAGGAACCGGTCAGGCTTACAGAGCTTGGCCGGTTCTTTGACCCCAGACCGCATTGAAACTGGCTTCGGTGATATATCACCACCCTGAAGCTTTAGAGTTAGGTGCTCCTTAGGAGATTGAGTTTTGGAACTGCAAATCAGCAAAATCGGTCTGGTCGACAACAGTCGGACCGAGGTGACACTTACGCATCAGGGACAAAGTATCGATTGGAATATTTCGGAATTCAAAGGCATAATTAAGGATCTCGAATATGACATCTTCGAGCAGATCAACGCGTTCTGGAAGCATCTGCCGATGGAGCGGCAGAACGAGATTTTTGCGATCTACCGTCAGCTGAAGGACGTGTTCGGGATGTACTACGGCACGAGCCAACTGACCCTCTATTTGTACGAATTGGTGGCCAAGCTTTACCAGCTGCACGAGCTCGAAGACGTCAAGCACTGGATCGACTTCCGCGCGAACATCTACTACCCGGCTGACCTCAAAGAGCATTTCGTCATGCACGAGATGCCGGGCACGCGTGAAGGCACGTATCTCCGTGAAGACTACGGTTGGCTTATCGCAATCTCTGTCGCGCTGCGCGTGATTTTCCCGATCTGGGGCGAATTCATCGCGCAAGTGAAGGAAGAGTGCGGGACTAACTGGAAAGAGTTTCACGCGTATCAACTGCTGTCGCAAACGCGCATGGCGCAATCGCCGCACATGGAGCGGCTGCGCACGTACGTTGAGTCGATGATCCCGAGCGATCCCAAGAAGATGGATGTCGCCAATAGTGCGCACATTTTCAAGGGCATTAGCGTCGAAGACTTTCCTGCGTTGATCATGGGTCAGGTGCTCGTTCGCAAGCTCGCCTTTGGCGACGTGCGCGGCGTGGATCCGAACTCGCACTTGGTGAGCCGCATCTTCAACTTCATCAAGTACAAGACGCGCGGCGGTTCCGATAGCGGTTTCAGCGGAATCGTGAAAGAAAAGAAAGTCGAGGGTCAGAACCAAGACACCGAGAACCAGCAGTCGAAACTCGAAAGCTGCAAGGTTAAGTTGCCCGTTGCGGAAGGCAAGATCGCGCCCATCCGCATGTATGCGCGCGACATGCGTCACATCGTCAAGCAGATTGCCCCGGACATGCCGCCGGAGTATCTGGAGATGTCGTTCGAATCCGTGAAAGCGCTCGAGAACGAGATCCATTTCAAGCCGCAGACTCTGCTCGTGATGTACGCGCTCCGGAGTCAAAAGCAGCTACAACCGCGTGGTATCCATCACCTGAAGATCTCCTCCAAGCTTCAGGCGGTCGCTGCTGCGCAAGCCATTTATTGGCACAAGGGCTATCCCGAGCTCGCCGGCCTCGTGAGTGCAATCGCACGATCGAACGAGGACGTGATGCATCTGACGAGTACCGATTCGAAGGCGAAAATCCCCACGCCGATGATCGAGCAACTCGCAGCGCTCTACAAGCATCCGCGGCGTCAGCCCGGTAAGCAAAAAGCACCCCGACTTCCGACCTCTGCCGAGATCGCGATTGACCTTGTCTCGAAGCAGCTGAGCGAGCACGACTGGCGACTCACGTTGCCTGCCGAATGGGTTGGTCAACTCACTGGTAACCAGCACGACCGTTTCTACGCCGTGCCCGGCAACATCAAAATTAAACTTGCGCAACTATCAATTGCGCTCGCATCAAGGAGTTTCTAATAATGAACGCATCCGCCCGCATGCACGTCAAACGCCTGTTCCTGATGGAGACCGGCACCTACAACACGCAGTATCGTCGTCCTTACGAGACGAACCTTCAGGGCCATACGCTCAACCAGCTCGGTGAGGCGCTGGCTGGTACGCAGAAGTACACGCCGGCGCTGTTGGCAGGTGTGGCGAATCAGGTGATCGCGCCGTCGGCCACGGCCGAACAAGCGGCCGGCATTGTGAACGGCTGGAACGAGCGCCGCATGCGTTTCATGATGGAAGTGGAAACGAAGTTTATGGCGGGCGGCACGTCCACGAGCATCATCTTGGGCTACACGAACTATCCCGGCGTGATCTTCCAGACGCGGGCTATTGACCCGAGAATGGAATTCTTCGTGAACTCCATCGTCACCGTTCGCACCACGCTCGAACATACGCCGTTCGGAAATCAGGCGTACACGAATGTCGCCGAGAATGCACACGTACTCGTGGACCCGTCATTCATCGACGCTTACACACCGAACCGGACTCACCGCATGCGTCCGGAAGATGTGTACTCGACGATGCAGCTGAACCATCTTTCCGGCCTGGGCGATGTGGTCGATTGCCGTACGGTGTTGTCGGGAACCCCCGTCGCGTCACGTCGGGGCAACAACCTCGCAGCGGACTACGCAGCGAGCCTCCTCGACAACTACAAGAAGGCGACCGTGGACAACGCGTTCGGCGTGCAGCAAGAAACCGATGTGCTGGAGACCGCACGCGGCTTTGCGCAAGAACAGCCGCTCGGCTACAACTCGTTCTTTTCGGCGATGACCAAGTTCCGGGACGGCGTCGTGTCGAACTTCTTCACGTGGCAAGATCTGCAGCGCTTCGATCCGAATGTCGACAACGTGACGGTCGTCGCGGCAACTGGGCAAACGAACCACGCGGCACCGGCGCTGGGTGAGGTGCACGTCGCAGGCTCCGGCATGTCGCAGGATTGGGGCGGATCGGATCGCCTCACGCAAGTAGCGACCATTCTCAGCCAGGCAGTTCCGGCATTGATGATGGAGCTCACGTTGACGCAGATCGCGTTCACCACGACCAACCGTCGGGTATTGGCCGGCGCGATGCACACGGGTCTTTCGCTGGATTCCAGTTCTCCGGTTAATACGGTCATCGGCAATGCGGAGGGTTTCAGCTCGAACGACCTGGGTCCGTATCTGCAGCACTTCATCGTGAAGCTCGAGCACATGGTCCTGAACGACATCTCGTTCAAGAATGCCGTCGACTTCTACATCGAAATGCGTGCCGACCTGCTGGGCGAGACATGGATCAAGATTTCGCTCGACGGAGGTCCGCTGATCGATTACGTAACGCCGAGCTTCGCGGACGCCCTGATGGTGCCCGTCATCACGAACAACGAGAACCTCAACATGCAGCTCTCACGCGACTTCGAACAGGTGTTCCATCACCTGAACGACCACGCCGGGATGCCCGGAACGTCGGAAGGACTCGCAACGCCGCAGTTCGGTCTCATCTAACAAGGAAGGGGCTCGCCAACGAGCCCTGAATAAACCATGACAAGTCCCAATCTGATCGATCTGTACAAGTGGCTCATGCAGACCGCGAACCTGGTCGTCACAAGCGACAACCTGGTGTCCGGGAAGCTCATGAAGCAGGCGATGCCTGTTCTGATCAAGGGCAAGCGTCTCGCGCTGCCGACGCCGGAGCACCTCGCGAATCCGGACAAGAGCCAGATCGTACTGTTCCACCCGCTGGCAGAATCGATCACGCGCGGCGAATCCGAAGTGCTCGAGAAGTTCCGGGCACTGCTGATGGTGCGCTTCAACTTGGTCGCGGCCGAGCTGATGCTGCAATTGATCTCCATCGCAATCTCGACGGACCTGCACGCGCAGCTTGCACCCGATCAGTCGGAATTCCTGTCGAAGGTGAAGAACGCCGATGACAAGACCTACGACTTGTTCAAGAAGGTGCTGGCAGCAATGCCGTCCGATCAGACCGCGCGTCGCATCATCACCATCTTCCTCAAGAAGACGGGCTCGGTCGGCGGAAAGCGTCACAAGCGTGTCGGTGTCGTGACCTTCCCGCTGTATCAGGAACTCAAGAAAGACGGCAACGACATCTACGGTATCAAGTGCCGCGTGAAGGACAAGGAGACGCTGGTCGCACTGATGGAATTCATGTTCCCTCAGATCGACGTCGAAGGTTCATATCACCGTGGATCGGATTCGGACGTAGCACCGAACCTGGATGCGCTGATGCAGGCTTCGCTCGCCGTGATTGCGCCGTTGAACGACTTGACGACCACTTTCGAGAATCAGCTCGGTGACGAAACCAACCCGGGATCTGACCTGATGATCAACTGCGAGTGGGAGCGCACCTTCGACAACCTGGGCGTGATGCTGTCGGAAATCCGCAAGGTTCCGATGCAAGCGGGCAACGAGGGATCGTCGGGCGAACCGCCGGTGACCACGCAACCCGCAGCTGCGACGGTGCCTGCTTCGTATCCGCAACCGACGCAATCTGCAGCACCTGCTCCGGTCGTGCATGCTGCGCCGGCACCGGCACCTGCCCCCGTTGCCGCACCGATCGCAGCACAGCCGGTCGCCACCACGCCTGTGAACCGTCAGCCTCTCGACGGATTCCTCGCTCAGCGCGAAGTAGAACGCATGATGCATCAGCAACATCAGCAAGCGTGGATGGCAGCAACGCATCAGGCTCCGGTTTCACCGCCACCGCATCAGCCGGTCTATCAACAGCCGACCGTTACGAATGGCTTCTACCCGAACGCAGCGATGCAACCCCCTGTACCGCAGCAGCAGCAGCCGCACATCGTGCACACGGGTCGTGGGCTGGACTTCAACTCGGTGTTGGCCTCGAATCCGTCCGTTGCCTATGCGACCGGTGGTTATCCGGCCCAGCATCAGCAAGTCCCCGCTCAGCCGCAAGGGTCGCGTTGGGCACAGCAACAGAGCCAGCCGATGTATCCGCAGCAACCGGCGTATCCGCAGCAAGGGTACCCGCAGCAAGGGGGTTACTTCCCGCCCCAGAATGGCCGCTTGGTCTAAACCGGACCTGACGGCATAAGCCGGAGAAGAGAGCTCACGCCCTCTTCTCCGACTCTTTCTTTTTTTGCGTTACGACGTCAAGACATTGCTGGTCATGTAGGCGGAACGCAGTTGTTCGAGGACAACGTTTGACGGAATAAGTAGTTGGGTAACGCTGGCGACAAACTCCGCCGGTGATGAAAAGTTGTTCATCCGCATGGTCACCCAATGAAACTGCGGCTGCAGATTCATTACCTGCAAGAAGCCAAAGAGATCCTGATCGTTCTGCCAGGCGGCCTGTGGGGTCACCACCATGATGCGCGTCGACTGATGTTGGCGCAGATAGGTCATGTGGTCCTCGAGCACCTGGCGAAAGCCGTCCGTGTAATAGACGGAGGGGCCGGGATCGAACATGAGGGCGTTAATCGCGTTGCTGGAAGTGCTGGAAGTCAAGGCCATTGTTAGAAATCCGTCTCAAAAGAATCACGGTTACATATCACTACTCTGAAGCGGCGCAGCTGCTTTATCAGAGTGGAAAACACTGATAACAAATTCAAGCATCTTCACAAGGAATACGCATGATGGACACCGCCAGTCTGACTGCGAGCATGAAGCCCATGGCATCCGCGATCCGTCGCTCGGGTGTGCTGTTGGAAGAACCGAATGAGCTGGACCCGGAGCTCATGAACGTTTGCGGGTTGAACCCCTGGGATGGCCATAACTCGGCAGCCCGCAAACAGATGTTTTCGTCGCACGTCGGTCAGTGTCTCGTGATCAAGGGCTCGACCGAGCGCCGCTGCCAGAGCGGTACTGAACGCGAGTTCGGCAAGTACACCTTCTCGACGAAGGTGCCGGTCGATTGCGAAGTGATCAAGGTGATCGACCGCTATCGCGAAACGTTCGGTCAAGACACAGTGCTGAAACGCCGTCAGGACAATCCGCACAGCGTGATCATTTACGAGAACGTTCACACGAAGGAAATCGGCTGCATCAACATCACGACGCACACGTCGTACCACTCGTATTTCGGATTCCGCAACGCGATCAAGCCTGCGCTCTCCGACATCCGTGTGGGCAGCTATCTGAAGGAAGGCACGATCCTCGCTGACTCGCCGTCGGTGACGGACACGGGCGGATACAAGTACGGGCGCGAATGCAACGTCGCCTACATGAGTCATCCGGCCACCTCTGAGGACGGCATCATGATCAGTGCGGAGGTCCTCAAAGAATTCGGCTTCAAGAAGTACGAGACGCGGGTGGTGGAGTTCGGCAGCAAGGCGTATCCGCTGAACCTCTACGGCGACGAAGACAACTTCAAGGCGTTCCCGGACATCGGCGAATTTGTGCGTGAGGATGGCGTGCTGATGGCACTGCGTCCGCATGACAAAGATCCGAAGAGCTTCGACCGCGAACTGGCGATCGTCGAGCAAGGTACGTACGACCTGATGGAGATCGATCACGTCTTTGACAAGATGATTTACGCAGACGGTGCGGGCGGACGAGTAATCGACATCCGTGTTCACCATGACACGCAGGCGAACAATTCGCCGACGCCCATTGGCATGGACGCTCAGGCAGATCGATACGATCGGGCCCGTCGTCAGTTCTATTCGGACATCGTCTACGAATCGCGGCGCCTCGAGCGCGAGCGCAAGGAATCGCTACGCCTCACGCCCGAGTTTCATCGTCTCGTAGTTGAAGCACTGTCCGTGGTGCAGGAATCCAAGGAGCGCATCTACAAGCTGTATCGCAAGGCTCCGCTGGATGACTGGCGCATCGAGTTCACGATCGAGTACGACGTCACGCCGACGATCGGCTTCAAGCTGACCGACACGCATGGCGGTAAGGGCGTGATCTGTAACGTCGTGCCGGCGGATCACATGCCGGTCGATGCAGACGGCAATCGTGCGGACATCGTGATGGATCCGAACTCGACGGTGTCGCGAATGAATCTTGGCCGGAAGTACGAGATCTACATCAACGCGCACTCGCGTGACGTTGCCAAGCAAATTCGCGCATGGTTCGGCATCGCGGAGAACGATCGCCAGGCTTTAGCCAAGGCGCAGGAGATCGAGGCGACCAACAAGCCAGTGTTCGACCACGCATGGAACTACTTGATGCGCTACTACGAAATTGTGGCGCCTGTCATGCATTCGTGGTTCGACGGCGGTGCGTATCTCAAGACACGTGCTGAGCATCTGGCTCAGGTGATTCGTAACGGCATCTATCTGCATCTGCCGACGAACAATCCGCGCGAGTCCAGCGACATCGTTCGGATGCTCGAAGCCAGCTATCCGTCGACCTACGGGCCCGTGACTTACGTCGGCAACTCCGGGCGTCGCGTGACGACTAAGGTCCCGGTCCGTATTGGCAGCGTCTACATCATCCTGCTGGAAAAGATCGCGGACGACTGGACGGCAGTCTCGTCTGGCAAGACGCAGCACTACGGCGTCCTGTCTCAGGTGACCAACGCAGACAAGCACGCCCTGCCCTACCGCGCTCAATCGATTCGTGCATGGGGTGAAGCAGAAAAGCGGATCTTGGCGTCCTATGTTGGACCGCGTGCATCGGCCGAGGTCATGGACCGCAACAACAACCCGCAAACGCACGAGATGGTGTGCAACGCGATTCTCGATGCCGACCAACCGACCAACATCCACAGCGCCGTGGATCGCTCGGTCATTCCGTATGGCAACTCTCGTCCGTTGCAGCTGGTGAAGCACATCCTCGCGTGTGCGGGCGTCCAGTTCGTCTATCGACCCTACTCACCCCCCTGGAAAGGGCGGAGCGGGAACCTGGCACAAGAGCAAGCAGCACTCAATCATTGAAGACGATGTCCGGCCAGCGCATCGGCCGGACAGCTTAACAAGGAAAACAAATGAGACGCATCAGCGCGCGAACTCTCATCGGCACGAGCACAGAAGAACTGTGGAACTCGCTGTGGGGGTCGTTCATCTGTGTGTTCGACGACGGGGAAATGGAAGTCGACTTTCGGTCGACCATCTATAGCTCGTATGTTTGGCAGTTCCATCGCGAGTTTCCCCGGACTCCGGTGTTGAAGAAGCATCACGTTCTCTCGGTGCTGGGGGACAAGCGCCTAGGCTCCAACACTCACCTGGATCTTCTCGCCAGCGTGGTGTGGGATACGTTCGACGCCTATCAGGGCGATCCGGCAGTCACACTCGATCGACTGGCGAAGCGCACGTACGAGATCACGAACGAGATGTACAACGAACTCTCGTATCGACTCGAAGAGTACGTGGTGTCGCTCGACATTACCGACTTCATCGAAGTGCTCGACCATCCGAAGATCATCGAGGCGAAGAAGCCGTTGTTCTCTGTGCCACTGGAAAAGGTCACCGACAAGATGCTCGAGGACAGCTATCAGGCAGTCGGTGCAGTCATCAAGGGCGGCGTCGAGTTGAAGAAGAATCCGCTCGCACTCGCAGCACGTGCAGGTACGGTGAAGTTCGACCAGTTGCTCCAGTGCGTCTCCGCTCGCGGGCGCGTCACGGAAATCGACTCGAACGTCTTCGAACTGCCGATCTTGCGCAGCTACACCGAAGGCTATCGGAACTTCCGCGACTCGCTGGTCGAATCGCGTTCGGCCGCGAAATCCTTGATCTTCTCGAAGGCACCGTTGCAGCAGGCCGAGTACTTCTCGCGTCGTCTGCAGCTCATGTCGATGAACGTGCAGAACTTGCACAAGGGCGACTGCGGGACGACCAAGTACCTGAAGTGGCCGATGCGCAAGTCGGATCTCGGTCGTCTGGCCGGCAAGTTCTATCTGGACGAAAAGGAGAACAAGCTCAAGATCATCCGGAGGAAAGACGAGCACCTCGTCGGCAAGACGGTTCGGATTCGCTCCGTGATGCGATGCGCCCATCCCGACCCGGTCGGTGTGTGTTCGACGTGCTTTGGCGAACTCGCCAACTCGGTACCGGACTTCACGAATATCGGTCACATGTGCTGCATGTTGTTGACTGAGAAGTCGTCGCAGTCGGTGTTGTCGGTCAAACACTTGGATAGCTCCGCATCGATCGAGGCAATCGTCTTGCGGGACGCGGACAAGCTGTACCTGAAGGTTGGGTCGGACGACAACTCGTATCTGATGGCAGATCGGCTGAAGGACATGCCTGTGAAGCTCGTGATTGCGGCGGAATCGGCGCCGAATCTGAACGACGTGAACGAGATCGACGACCCGGACAACCTCAACATCGCGCGCTTCTCCGAGCTCGAGAAAGTTGGGCTGCTGGTTGGCGAATACGGTCAGGCCGAAGGTCTAGACATCCTGACGGAGGTGAGTGGTCGCAAGGCTTCGATGACGCACTCGCTCTTGCATCACATCCGCCGCGTTGGCTGGGATCTCGATCCGGACACTGGGAATTACGTCATCGATATGAGGGATTGGGACTGGTCGCTGCCGATTCTGGCGCTTCCCCTCAAGCACTTCAACATGTCGGACCACTCGCGGGACATCGCGAAGATGTTGGAGTCGAGCGTCAAGATGATGCAAGACCGGGATACGAACGTCCGGGCGGATGACGCCTTGATCGAACTGTACGACCTGGTCAACAGCAAGCTTGACGTGAACCTCACGGTGCTTGATGTCGTTCTCTACGAAGCGATGATTGTTTCGGCGGAGGACGGAGACTACAGCTTGCCGAAGCCATGGACTGATGAAGGTCTCGGCGTGATGTCGCTTTCGATGTTGCATCGATCGGGTGCCCAAACGATGGCCTTCGAAGACCATCGTGAATTCATCACCGATCCGGTGAGCTACATCAACACTAACCGGATGGACCACCCGTTTGACGTCGCGCTCTGTCCGCGCGAAGTCTTCGAGCATCTGGAGCGTGGCAGCGCATAAGCATCGTGGTGCGGGGGATTGCAACCGTCCGCTCAATCCCCTTCCTCCCGTTCTATGCAGGTTTGATTATGGCTGAGCTTCTGATTCGTCTTCATTCGCATCACTTCGTTGTCAGCAAGGTGACGCCGCGTGCCATGCCCGCGGTGATCGGGTTCACCAAGCAATTCGTGCAACCACTTCGGACCAAGCCGAGTCCTTACTCGAAAAAGCCGCCGCCTAAGCCGGCCGTGTACGCAGCGCACTGTAGTGATACTGGGGAGTATCGCTACCACATCAACGTCTTCAAGAAGTTCGAGGAACATCTCGGCTACCACAATCTCAAGGACTCACTGATCGAAATCGAACGTCCGGAGCTGCCAGCCGTACGTGAAGTGGAGCTGCCCATTTTCGACAAGTGGGATCTTCGCGACTATCAGGACGAGGGCGTCGAGTATGTGCTGAAACCCGATGGCTCGGTGTCGAAATTGATCGAGTTCCAGACTGGTAAGGGTAAGGGCGTGACGTCTTTGTTTGCGGTGTCGAAGACCGGTCTCGCGCCGGTCATCATCGTGAAGCCGATGTACCTCGAGAAGTGGGTCGAAGAAATCCGCGACGTCTATGACATCGCTATCGAAGACCTCATGGTTATTCGCGGGAGCGAACACCTGATGGCACTTCTTGAGATGGCTGCCGCCGGCGAGCTCACGAGCAAGATCGTCCTCATCAGTAACAAGACGATCCAGAACTGGCTCAAGTTGTACGAGCGGTTCGGCGATCAGACGCTTGAGATGGGTTACGTGTGCCGTCCTTCGGAGCTCATGCAGACACTGCGTTCGGGCTTTCGCTTGATTGATGAAGTGCACCAGGACTTCCATCTGAACTTCAAGCTCGACCTGTACACGCACTGCCAACGTTCGCTCTCACTGTCGGCGACGCTCGAAAAGGAAGATGCGTTCATCAACCGCATGTACGAGATCGCGTATCCGACGCCCGACCGTCACAAGGGACCGGCGTACGACCGATACACGAATGCGACCGCCCTCTTCTACCGAATCCAGCGTCCTGAAAAGATTCGATGCGTAGAGAACGGCAACTACTCGAACCATGTGTACGAGAAGTATCTGATGAACAATCCGCAGGTGTGCTCTAACTACCTGCATTTGATCGATCAGGTGTTGAAGGCGAAATATCTCAGGAACTACCAGCCCACCGAAAAGGCAATCATCTTCTGCGCGTCGATCGAGTTTTGCACGCTCGTGACGGAGTTCATGCGCAAGCAGTATCCGAACATGGACGTGCGGCGATACGTCGAAGATGACCCGTTCGAAAACTGTATCGAGGCAGACATTCGCGTGACGACTCCGCAGTCGGCAGGCACGGCAGTCGACATCCCGAACTTGACCACGAACATCATGTCGGTGGCGATTTCGAGTCAGCAGTCGATCCTGCAGATCTTCGGCCGTACGCGAAAGCTGAAATCCGGTAAGACTCCCGAGTGTGTTTCGCTGTACTGCTCGGATGTCGATAAGCACGTGAGCTATCAGCAGAAGAACCAAGAACTGCTGCGCAACCGTGCTTTGAACTACTCGTCAGTTTTCATCCCCAACGCATTGTGAAGCTAGGAGGTAGCAAGGAAACGTAGGAAACGAATCAAGGATCAACAAGAAAAAGAACGTAGGCCAGTACGGGGCCGGGCCATAGGGCGGCCCGGTTATAAATAGCTTTTTCGATACGAGTATCACACTTGAACAGCAGCTGAATAACAATTCTTATAAACGAGGAAGTCAAGCATGAATCGCGTTGTCATTAATCGCATCACCCCCGTCGGTACCGCTATCGTGGAAATGTTGTATCTCATGTTCCAACATCAGGGATCACCTCGCGGCAATACGCACATCACTCAGCACACTGAGCGGAGCATGCGTGTCACGCGCTTAAAGATGTTCGTCGAGAAGCATCCCGGAGGCCGCCACTTCGGCTGCCGTAACGCCTGGATCTGCGAGACGGACCGCAATGTGTTCAGTGTCTATTTGACGGACTATGAGCAAACGACTGATCTCTTCAAGGATCACCAGTGCTTGGAAGATGGACTGGAGTTCTTGAACGGCTATGAGTATCAGTTGTCCGAACTGTATCAGGCATGCCAGGACGTTCAAGATTTCCTGGTGAAAGAAAAGCTTCCGATGCGTGGTTTCCAACGCACGCCGGAGCTCGTCCAGAAAGCGGCTTAATACCGTAACGCAGGCTGCCAGGGGGAGACCCCTGGCAGTTATGCCGTCTTTGTTTTTTTGCTGATCCTAGAAAGTTTCAGTCACATATGACGTCCCTGAACCAGATCGAGTGTCGCCGAGCGCGGTGGCCTCGCTTATCGATTTCTTCAGGGACGTCAATCATGAACGCAGAGAACAAGAAAGTGTTGGAACACATCAAGCTTCGCGGTGCGGAAATTGGCCACGTCTATAACTGCCAGTTCGGGGAACAGGGCGAGGCTCGCTACGAGGAAAACGCGCCGTGCGAAGTGCTCGCCATCAAGAAGGACGATGTCGGCAGGCCGGTTCTTTTGGTCCGCAAGCTGCAGCAGAAAAGACATATCGGGATCGCCACGCTCGGCGATGAAGGCACACACGGTGCGGTGTACTGCGCCCGCAGCCGGGTCATCGGTGCAGAAGGACCCGGCTGGCTTCGGCTCAATGGCCTTGCAGATGCCAAGCGCGCACTGGGCTGGCAAGACTGATCGACAACGTCGTCCAGCACGAATATTCTAACCACATCGAAAACAAGGAGTATCACCATGAGCAAGAGAACGCCGGACCAAATCCACCGGGCAGCGGAAAGCCTTCGCGCAGAGTTGGCGGGCAAGATCGAGAAGTTCGGTTACACGCAACTCGTCATCTTCCCGACGGAAGAGGATCCTGACACCGTGAAGTTCATGTACACCATCGGTCTGACCAAGAAGGGCTTCCCGGAGATTCTGGTCTCTGGCAACCTGACCAACCAGGGTGCAATGGACATCATTGCTGAAGTCGCAAGCGATCTGGAGCGCAACAACGGCCAGATTGAGATGGGCGTACGCGACGACCTGTTCAGCGTGCGTGTTGAACTGCGCGACGTAACCAGTCCCGTGGCACGGAACGAGTATGTCTGCCAAGCCGTGGAAATGTACGGCGAGCAGGTGCGCGTCATTCAAGTCGTTTGGGCGGATCCGAACAACTTCCTGCCAAACGAGGAGGGCTACGACTCCGCGAAGTGCGTGCAGGAATTCTTGCCGATGGTCCAGTAAAACGACTGCGGCGGGAAGACCATCCGTGTCCGATCTAACCTGAGAGAGGGTAAAATCATGCGTGAGAAGCAGTTCAGCGCTACACAGCGCACAGTGTTGAATATGCTGTTGATGGACCCACCGACCTGCGCGGTCGAGATCAAAGCGGCGGCCGAGTATCTGACCGTACTCGCTGACCACATCAAGTTAGAAACGGAAGTTCGCAAACACGTCTGGTCCGAACGAGATCTTGAACTCGTCGCGAGCCTGTCGCAATCACTGGTCTCATCCACGTCGCAGCACATCGATCAAGAACAGCGTAACGCGCTGATTACTCACGCCCAGCTTGCGCTCATTCATCCCCGACTTGTCGTCTGTCTGGGCGACGAAATCGAATAAGGCATTACCTCCATGAACGATACATTTGGCGAGGACATTCTCGCAATCAATCAACGCGCTTTCAATGAGCTGCGCGAATATCTCGCTGGACAGACTACTGACCATAAAGGCGTGGTGCTTGTCCCGTCGACGTCTGTCGCTCGCATCGGTAATGTGAAAGACGCGGCTGAACAGATCCTGCTCGTGGCGAAGTATCTGAAGTTGAAGGTCTGGTCAGGCCTCATGGCCTGCTGCCTCGTCAACGGCGTGCTTCCCGTCGAGGGCAGTCTCGATGCGGTCGATGCACTCACGACGTTCGACGGCCGTCAGCTCTCTGTCGCGAGCACGACAGCACATCGGATCCGCAGGGACCTGAGCGAATGGCGGACGTCCGAGCGCAACGTTGGGTTAGTAGATCCAGTTTCCTTCTTCGCGTGGTGCGAGGAAGAGGACATCGATACCAACTACGTTCGACTGTTCCGCGAGGTTGCCGGGTGCGGTGCAGGAAAGATGATCGGTGTCCTTCCGCTCGTCGACGTCGTGCGCTACAGCTACGATTGATCTCCCCTGCTTGGGGGCATAGACGGCCTGGGAAAACCCAGGCCGTTTTTTATTTGTCAGTTTCCTAAAGATTTGCTTCAGCGTTCCGATAACCGTCTGAGATGCGGCGGCCTCCGACTCCCTGTGTCCCCTGCCCTTTCGGGCAAACGTTTTCAAATAGAAAGGAACGAACATGTTGATTAAGTGCGCCGGCATTGGCCGGCTGGCTCTGTGTGCCTCACTGATTACCGCCTTGGCTGCCTGCTCGCATTCGCCGTCGGAGAGCGACGCGAAAGCGGTTATCAAGAGTCGTCTGGAAAACTGCGATTACCTTTCGCTCGATAGCTTCGATCGCGTGAACGGCATCGCTCAGGGAGACCAGTACTACAACGTCGCCGTCGCGTATTCCATTTCGCTTTCGAAGCCCGACAGCGACATCCGTGATCGGTTCAAGGAGCAGGCCAAGCTCACCAATCGAATTGCTGAGTTGCAGAAGGAATCTGCGGACAGCATGAAGGCGAGCCAGGAACAGTTCCACGAATACGAGCAGGCTCACCCTGACGATACCGATGCATCCGTCCACTTTGACGCAGAGGACTCGGGCAAGACCCTACGGGACAAGAACCGCGATGAAATCAACGAACTGAGCACCCAGCTCGCACAGGACAATGCCGCAGCGACCTGGTTGAATCGGCTTCGGAGCAGCTGCCCTCGCGCTGCAGACTCGTGGTTGTACACCATCAAACAGGTCCCGATGCAGGCTCTCCTCGATGGTGATGGCAAGATGAACTTCACGGAGACCATCGCAATGATCAAGACCGACAACGGGTGGCAGGCAGCACGCTGAGTGAAACACGACGGGTCTCCGGACCCGTTTTTTTTGCTCAAAAACTAAGCAGTCCTCATTAGATGCTTGGCTTCCAACAGGCTCCGCAGGCCGGCGATGTGTTCCCGAATCTGTGCCGTCACCGGCGGCCGTGCGCGTTCCTCGTTCGGCTTCGTGTACGAGTTGAGCGCTGGCTGGAACAAGTCGAGATCTGATGGCGTGGCGAGACGGATCTGTCCGCGGGTGATCGCGTCAGCAAAGCCTGCCTTCCATGCAGCGGCCTGACGTCCGATGCCCTCATCGCGGTTGTAGATGACCATGCCCTCGCCTTCCGCGTCGATCACGTACTTGCGCTGACCGGAGACGTCGACAAAGGTCTGGCCTGCGCTATGACGAGCGATCTGGTCTGCCTCAAACTTGCGCTTGAGCTGGACCTCTGCCCTCACCTTCGCTTCATTGCGGTGGCGGAGCAGGTGACCGAAGTCCACTGTGCCGCGTAGGAGGCTCCGGAGATAGTTGATCGGGGCCTTGGCGCGCTTCAGGTGCTCCCACGTTACCTCGACCACATCGGAAAGTCGCTTGCCGTGCTCGCCCGCTTCCCGCATGAGTTTGAAAATCAAGAAATCAAAAAAACCCAGGGACCGCAGGCGTTGAAGATCCTCAGGCACTTGCCCCGGTTGTCTCTTTTGAAAAACAGAAGGGCTTAGATCCTTATATATACCACCGTCTGCCAACTTGGCAGACGGGTGCTCAAACGAAGGTGAGGGCGCTTGTGCGGGCTGCACTACCTTCGCTTCCATGGGCTCAACGAGGCCCAGCAAAGCGGCAGCGTGCTCTGTGAGATGGATGTAGGCACGGCCGAAGAGACCGGCTTCTACGTAGCGCGCTTGGGCGCGGCGATCGATTAGACCGGCAGACTCCAGATCGTCGAGGCTCCGGTAGAACGTCCGCATGGATTGCAACGCGCGCCCCGTCAGCAACTCGCGACGGGCGAAGATTGCAGCGTAGGGTTTAGCGGCGTCCACGGTGCGGGCGAGGGCGGATAGAACCGCTCGGGCACGAGGAGGGATCTCTTCGATGTGCGAGGCCCGGAACGCTGCACGGAAGATAACCCAGGGCAGGTTGGTCGTGTCGCAGCGAAAGGCGGTAAGGGCGGCTGAATCGTCGGGGTGTGTGTCACCCTCGCCAGCAACGAACTGTTGCGCGATAGACATGTCGAGCGGTCCATTTTCAAAAATGGATTGAAGACGCTTGACTGTCTCTCGCTATCCGTTACACTCGGGTCTGTTGAGGTCCGCTACCGGTTGGCGCCGGGAGTGTGACGGGTGAGGTTGAGTCAACCAAGCCCTCGAAAGCCTTCGGTTCGCCCCGAAGGCTTTTGTTTTTTCTACGTGGGTTAGTGCATGGCGGTTCCGTTTAAGTTAAACGCCGTTGAATTTAAAGGGTTTTATTTTCAGAACCCTCTTGCAGCACCTTCTGAATGGCTGCCTGAAGACGTTCTGCTTCCGCTTCCGACGCGAATTGCAGGCGCATGACATTCTTAGCGCGCCTCAGTTCGCAATACACCGACTTCCCTTGCTTTACTTTGACCGTGACCGGTACGGCTGCCGGCGACGCGGCTTTGGTCGGCTCAGCCGCCGCGAGCTTGACCGTCTGGCCTTGGTCGATTTCTCCAGCCGCCAGTCGCTTAAATGCCGCTGTTACTTGTTCGCCCCTGCCCTTCTTGGTCAGTCCAGCAAGCTGAAAAGCAGCCGCGGAGCCGAGGAGGGTGGGGCGTTCCGCGACCGAAGCCAAGACTTCCGTCGGCAGGTTCTCGAAGGCCAAAAGAAACGAGATGACGGTCTCAGAAACGCCCGTCCGCTCGGAGAGCTGCCCTCTGGTGAGATTGGGCTGCCTCGCAAGGATCCCCTTCAGTCCGACGTACTTCTCGTAATCCGTTAAGTCCGACTGCATCAAGTTGGCGAAGAACGCGCTGTCTGTGACCTCAGGATCAGTGCCTTCCAAGATGACCGCTTGAATGCTGGATCGCCCTAGTTCCCGGTAAGCATCGATTCGGTGGTGACCGGAGACGATTTCGTATCGTCCTTCGGCACCACGGCGCACGACGACAGGATGCACGAGCTGGTTATGCCGGAGGTTCTCACGCAGTTCGGCGAACTTTTCTGGCGGCATGTGACGCCGCCGCCCCGCTACCTCCACGAGCTCTTGCAACTTAACTTCCATCGCCGCGTTTCCACCGTTTGCCACCTGGTCACGCAGCGCGGCCATTTCCGCAGACATCGCGTCGATTTCCGCTTGCTTCTCCTTGAGAAGTGGCATGGCGTGCAACATCGCGCCTGGTGCTGTTTTCGGCTGGCGCGGTAGCGGCGGGTTCGGAAGGTCGACCACCGGAGCGATCAGTGCGGTTTTTGCCGCTAGCCTATCTTTGATGCTCACAATGACTCCTTCTGCGCTTCCCACAGCGCTACGATTTCTTGATCGATCATTTCAGCGAACCGATCGTACGCCTCGCGGGCCCGTTGGTAAGTTCTAGTGCTTCCGTCGTACTTGGCTATGTCATAAACCGTCCCGAACTCTGCCGCAGCACTCGCTGTCACCGTTGTCGTCGGGATCTCAACCGGAAGAACGAAGGATTCATAGGTCCGATTAATCCAGTCACGGACGGCGTGCGTCGAGGCCAGGCTGGAATCGACCTTCGACAGAAGCACATGGATGAAGTCGAACCGTTTGTTATCGACCTCAGGTACCAACCCCTTCATGCTGTCGGCAAGGTCCGCGAAGAGATTCCAAAATTGGGTCGACGAGGCGTAGTCCAGCGCGCTCGGGGGCGTGGGCACGATAAGAGCATCGGCCGCCATAAACGCATTGATGGTCATGTACGACAGTGCGGGCGGCGTATCAATGATGACGACGTCGTAATCATCCAAGCACGGCTCGAGCCCTTTGTTTAGGACGTTCCAAAATTCGAAGGTAGGATCCTTCGACTGCTTGAAAGGTAGGAAGAATTCGGCCCCAAACAGCGCGGCACTCGCCGAGATTAGATCAATTCCGTCCCAGTACGTCGATTTGATCGCGTACTCCACGCTCTGATGTTCTCCGTAGACGAGGGGTAGGACGGTCTGGTCTTCCTCCACCTCGCTGTCCGCCAAGATACCCGTGAGCGCCGTCAGCGAAGCTTGCGGGTCCAGGTCAATCAGCAACACACGTCGCCCGTAGAGAGACAGGCCTTGGGCCAACGTCATCGCAGTGGTAGTCTTGCTGACTCCGCCCTTGAAGTTGCCGATGGCGATCTTTTTGCCCTTCACGCCCGGGGGCCGTTTGGTGAACGGTCCGAGCTTTGCGATCCATTCGCGCGTTTCTGTTAGAGTGAACTCACGCGTCCGGTTCGCTGCAGTCCCCGGCGGAAGTCCGAGCTCGGGCTTGTCCCACGAGTAAATAACTTTTTTGCGGTCCACCCGACAGAGCGCCGCTACCTGCGAAGTCGTAAAGACCGGAGAGCGCTTGCGGGGGTGGGGCGCGAGCATGCTTTCACGGACGTTGACCAGCATCTGGCTTGCGTGATCCGCAACCTTTCGAAGGTCGCTTAGCGGAACCCCTGGCAGAACGTGTTTCACCGCGGGTGCGATGGAAACGATTGGTTTATCAACACGGAGACGTGCGTCAGCCATAATTGGCGCCTCTGTCCTTCGGACACAATAAAGCGATTCGTTCAAGTCGGTTTGTTTTCGCCAAAAACGCGTACCAAAGACAGAACATTGGCGAAAGTGCTTCGAACTGTAAACGGTAAACCGGAAGGTGACAAGGTAAACCGTTGTTGCGAAGCCGCGCCGGGACTAGCTTTCGCGGATAAACCTCGAATCAGTCTTAAGATGGATCGCCGACGTGAAACAACGACTGTCAAGGTTGAAGGCTGTCGATGTCGTGCCAAATCAAAGACTTAGGTCCCCGGCGGCGATTTTGTTTCACGAGTTCGGAACCGAACTCCGCCGGGCGGCAGCATATTCGGCATCCAGACCACCCGTAGCGTGCCCAAGAGGGCTACAGAGCTAGAAACGTAACGAACAGTACGTTTTTTGTAGTGCAAGGGCTTGCAACTAACCGTCTACCAATTTGAGGCGCGCAACGACGGTCGACGAAAGCGTGTAGGATACTGTTCACCCATACAGTGCTTGTTGCCGTCATGTCCGCACTACCGAAAAACATTGAAGAGATCCATCCGTCGTTGTGGCGAGCCAATCAACTGGCTCGCAGGGCAGGGCGCACCGTGGACACCGGTTACGAGAAGCTCTCCGCCGAGTTGCCCGGTGGTGGATGGCCAGTTGGCAATCTCGTCGAGTTGTTAGTTCAGCAGCCGGGGATAGGGGAGATCCGGATGCTCCAGCCCGCGCTCGCAGCCGTAGCGAAAAGGCCGGTCGTCTTCGTCAAACCGCCGCATGTCCCTGACGCAATGGGTCTCTCGTATATTGGCCTGCCCATCGATAAGCTAATTCGGCTGGAAGTCGGTAGGACCGCCGATGTGCTGTGGGCGACCGAGCAGATACTGAAGGCCAACACGTGCGGGGCAGTGTTGCTTTGGCAGCAGCACATTCGCCCTGAGTCTCTCCGCCGACTTCTGCTTTGCTCGCAATCGTCGGAGATGCTGTTCTTTGTCCTGCGCCCGCTCGTCGCTGAGAACGACACATCGCCCGCGGTCCTACGACTGGCTATTCGTCCGGCCGCAGGTGGCGTATCGGTCGACATCGTAAAGCGCAAAGGCCCGGTCGGCGTTGAACCCTTCAACCTTGCGTTGAGGCCTTCGCCCATTCTACTGAGCCCATATGGTCGCTCGAACAAGCCTGCTCGAAAGCTAGAACCTGTGGCGATCCTGGCAAACACGCAAGCAACGGTGGAGTGAGATGCCGCGCAAGTTGCCGCGCTTTGAGCCCGTAGGCGTGGAGGAGGGCAGGGCGCTCTGGAAGAAGTACCGCAATAATGCAGACATCCAGCGTCTGCTCTTGGAGATAGCACACGGCCGGCAGGTCTTCGCGGATCTCGACGGCTACTTTTCCGTGGTGCAAAAAGTCTGGCAAGAACAAGGTCTCGGGCAGCTCGTTGCCATGGAGAAGATGCGGTTACTGCTCGTCGAACAGAGCCTGCGTCAGCGCACACTCACGGGGCTGAAACCAGCGCCCAGGAAAGATGAACCTGGAGAACCTGAGCCCGCGCTAGTCGACTAGTTCAATGACCGGAAGATCTGCGTCCAAAACCGAGAGCGGCAGGGCGGCTGTACTTCGAATTCTTTACTTTGAGCCAGTCGCGAGAACGCCCCGCTTGGTAGGGCGAGTCTAGACGCTTCGCCATCAGACCCTCGAGGTCGTGCGCGATGGCTTGCTCGAATACCCACTCTCCCGCGGTTTCAATGCCGACTGGACAAACCAGCACTGGCGTGTCATCGAAGGTCTCTCGAAGAATCTTTTTGCGCTCGTTGAGCGGCATGCCACGGAGGTCATCGTTCCCCGCCGCAAGGATGTCGAAAACGTAGAGACGGGCAGGGTGCTCGCGAGCAGCCGCCCGCACGCGCATCGGGATGCGAGTCCGGGCACGTGTCTGGAGTCGTTCGAATGAAGGGCGCCCGTTCTGTTCGTCAACGGTCAGTTCAGCGTCCCAAATGAAATTGCCCGGCACTGCCTCAACGGCCTCGATTATGTCTGGAAAGGTCGAATTGAGCGGCGTGCCGTGACGGGAGAAAAGATCCACCCTTTCCTCGCACTTTCGTACGAACGCCCTGTATCCATCGTATTTGATTTCAAAAATCCATCCTTCGCGAGAGAAGGGTGCACGCGCAAGAACGCCATGCATCAGGTCGCTTGGCTCGATCACCGGCAGACCCACGCCTAGCCGCCCGCTTCGTGCGGGGGCGCGTCCTTAAGCCAAGTGAGGATTGTCGGCCTAAGCGTGAACGCGGGCGCTTTCAGCCAATCTTCAACGGCTTCCGGAATCTCCGGCAGTACCTCGTCGACGTCGAACGGCTCGTCCGGTTCACCCGGCTGATCGACGGAAAGATGGGCACCAGCCAACCGGTCACCGTCCCAGTACAGCACGCAATACTCCGCGATGTCGGCCGTTGTTCCAGGCGGATGGTCGCGCAGCAGCATGCTGATATTCGAGCATTGCTTCTTGAGATCGTCGCTCATTGCGTAGCCGCTAGGGTTCGCCGGTGGAAAGCTGGCTGTCACGAACGCTAGCTTGGCCCAAGCGTTGTCTGGATGGCAGCCCGAGTAGGCGCAGAAATGCTCGAAGTCGTCGAGCGCATTATGACCATATTGGTTCGCCTTAAGTGGGCGCGCTCGCAGAAGCTCCGCAAGCATCTCGTCAGGTTTTCCGTAGCACATGTCGACCTCCCTCTGATAATCTGCCCGCAGCAAGGCTGATACCCGCAACGGAGACAGCGATGGTCAAGGTTGAGTTAGATCTGAGCGACGACATATATCGCAGCTTGGTCATGGTCGCCGAGGCTTGCAGCGTCGCAAATAAGCAACGCGACGGCGCGACCACTCACGGTCCACTGGATGTCAAAGCGCTGCTTATGATGCTTGCCGAGGATGCAGCCATGGTTCACAGCCGGCCCGGCTCATGGGAAGGTTCGAATGCGTCCGAGCTCTTGGCGTCACACGGCTACTGCGTGTCAAGAAATAGGGACAGGTAAAAGTTCGATAGAAACAATTATGTCAAATCAAAGTGCGATTCTGGTTTTTCTGACATCTTCAATTGTCTTTACGCTGTGCATCTTTGCCATACTTAGAACCCAGCGAAACCTTGGCCGCCTCAGACTTTCGGTAATGCTCGCGGTCACTGCGGTTTGTTACTTCATCATTGCCACACTCTTGTGGTTCGCGATACACGACTGGCTATCATACGGCCGCGATCTCATCCCGGCGATTCTTCTGCTCATTTGGGAGTTCGTTGTACTTGCGGTCCTGTACTACAGATCGCCGCTGACAAAGCTGACTGCAATAGGCGTGATCGTAGCCTGGACCATTTTCATGTACACCCGTTTCTACATGACCTCTGGGGTATGCAGCGACGCTGACTGTCTGGCGATCAACGTAAAGCACGACTGGCGCAGTGCGCTGTACTTTAGTGTGATCACCTTCACCACGACCGGCTACGGCGACTACCACCCGCGCGAGCCGGATAGACTCATCGCCGCTTCCGAAGCTCTCGTCGGCTATATTTTTTTCGGCCTTTTTGTGTCGCTGCTCGCTTCATATTTCTCACGTTCGGAATCCCGCGAAGATCGAGGGGAAGGACATTTCAGCGGGTAATGTCTTGCTTTGTCCCGCTTGGGGTTACTCTGCGATCAAAAACTTCTCGCGCTTCTTTCCCTTAATCCAAAGGGGCTCACGGCCGCGGCCGCTCCAAGTCGCGCCCGTCTTCGGATCCTGATACTTCGCTGCGACCCGTTTCTTAGCGACAGATTTCGATCCCTTCTTCGCCGGCCCTCGCTTTCCTTTCGTGTCGATGTCCGCGATCGTCAGTCCGTACTGAGCCATCAGCGAACTGATCTGTTCGAGCGCCGCCTTGCGTCGCGCCTCTTCTTCTTTAGCCACCTGTCCCTGCACCTTCGCCAATTGTTCACGCAGTTTGTCGAGCCGCGCATTCGGTTGCATTGCCATGCTGTTTTCTCCTGAGGAATGCGGGATTGTAGCAACCGGCGGATCCGGATTCAAAACAATCTCAGACCTATATGACTCGCCCGAAGCCATCGAGAGATCGATAGCGAAATCAATCTAACCTCGGAGCGAATCATGATCGACTTTGCAAACAACAACTACCATTCTGGCAAGAAGGCAAACACGGGCTCAACGAAGCGTGGCTTCATCATTACCCTTTTCTTCATCTTCGGTGGCCTCTCGCTCGTCGTCGCTGACCACGTCGGTCACCACATGGCGTCGCAGCGCGCGGCTGAAGTCGCGAGCCGTTAAAATCAGCGCACTTCAGGAATATCCATGTTTCACAAATCCAATCCAACACCCATATCCAGGACCATGGCTCTGATGTCCATGGTCTGCCCCATCTGCGACAGCGGCTTCACCCGATACGCTTCGAAGGTACGGCGATGCGATGTGTGTTGTTGTAGTCGAGCATGCTCAGCCAAGGCTCGAGAAGTTCGCATATCGGTCAGCTGCGCAGTATGCGAAAAAGAGATGGAGCTGATACCGTCAAACGTCGGTAAAGTGACCACGTGCAGCAAGAAGTGCTCTAGTCTGCGGCGCCGATCCGCGAATCCTAAAGCACAATCGTTGCGCGCTTACAAGGACGCTGTCGATCGAATCGCAGCTGGACAGTTATGCGAAAAGTGCGGAAGGAAACACGGCCCGTTTGTAGTAAAGGATCTTAAAGCAACGTTTGGAGACGATGGAGAACTGGCAATCGATGATGCTCGAGCCAAACTCTGGTGTCGTCAGTGTCACCTACAGAGCATCGCGCTGGTCGGTGGCAATGCCAACGGAGCGCGTCTCGGTGGAATTAGGAAAACGTAAGACATCAAACTGAGACGGCATATCGGGAGGGTGCGAGCCCTCCCGATATGACTTTCCTTCTTTTTTTGATTTCAGCGTGGCGACAAGCAGATCCGAACCCGCAACTCCAATGGGTCGAGCCACTCCACGATCAAGGGATAGACATCATCCCATCGCAGCTTGCCTTCCCCACATCCGATCATCGGCATCGCGATAGACCGGATCTGATACTTTTCGAAATCGCGCGCGAGTCGTTTTAGACCTTCGTCGATCCAGTGAAGTCGAGATGGGTTGGCCCAATGACGCTTCGTCGGAAAGCAGACAATCAGTTTCCCGTTCTCCGCTTCCCACACAAAGAGCCCGTGGTTTGAAAACACTCGCCGGCGGCACGCATCTCGATACGCTGCTTCAAGACCTGGATACCGCAAAGCGAAGGCTCTCGCCAAACCCTTGCCCATTGTACCCACTACGTTCACCGGCACCACCAACGCCTGACATGCCGAAGTGAAGACATCTTGCACAGATACCTGCTCGATCATCATCCCTCCGCCATGCGCTGAATCTCATCGACCACGTCTTCCTGCGTCTTCGCGTTGCTCTGTTGACGCTTGAGCGACATCTCTAAAACGAACCGTACGATGTCTGACGGCAGCTCAAGGAACTCCACCAGGTTCAGACCAAAGTGCTTGTAGACTTGCCGCTCTTCGAATCGCCGAATCTGCTCGTACAGAAGACCGCCCGACGAACTATCTTCCGCCTCCCGCATCGCGACCAAAGAGAGCGCGTCATTGGGACCCGATCGCGAGTGATCGTAAATGCGGTAGGTGGTTTCGTAGCAGTCGCGCAGCGCCAGCTGCAGGTCCGAAGAATTGAGCACGGTGGGCGCGCGTTCCATTGCGGCCTTCAGTGGATTCTCTTCCTCGACGTGCTCGCCAAAGTCTGGCTGCGCGACGTGCCGCGGTCTTAGTTCCGGAGGGAGATCTGGCTGATTTTCTGTTCGAGCAGGGTAAAAAAAGTCTGCTCGACGTTCATCGGCAGCAGATGCGGGAAGCGCGGCAACTGGTGCTCTTCCTTCGTGTTCGCCGTCGGCGTTGCGATCACAGCCATCGTCGAATCGTTGATGTACTTCTTCACCTCGTCGAAGTACTTGCGACGAACTTCGTCGTTGCTCGACAGGTCATCGATAATCTTCTCGATGGTTTCGCGATCCACGATCGTGCCTGCGCCGGGATGAACTTCAGCCACCCAGTGGATGTACTGGCGCATGTTGGTCGCCTTGCCGTGCTGAATGATGAAGTTCGTGCGGCGCTGATCTTCCGGAGGCAACTGGAACGCTTCATCGACCACGCGCGTGATCTCGCTGATCCACTTGTAACCCGAGAGCACGTAGTCGTTGGCCGCCGGCACCTTGAGCGTTACCGCGATATGCTCCGACAACTGAACGCGACGCGGCTGACCCAGCGTGAACTCGGTCTTGTAACGCTTCACTGCGTCCGCCGTCATCGTGCCGCTGCCGCGATGTGCCATGTGCGAGATCTGCCACGACGTGAGCGCCTTGGTGTCGACCCAGAGCAGCTTGCCGACCGCGAGCTTCTCACGCAGCATCTTTTCCTCGTTCGTGATCGGATCGAGGTACGGGCGAGCGTATTGGAAACCACGCGGCCAGATGGCACATGCGAGACCCCAGAACAGCAACGGCAAGTCGGGCGTTTCGATCATCGACTTGACGCGATTCATGTCCTTCTCTTGGAGCGACGTGTCGTACACATGTTCCATGGCGAAGTCGAGCAACGCGCCGCTGAGATAAGAAGAGGTATTCGCGAAGGCCAGGCCGTTGGTGGTCCGACCCATGACGATCTTCTCGTCGAGCATGCGACGGTTCAGTTCGAGCAGACCGATCTCGGACGGCGCCTTGACCGTGATATGGAAGCCCGAATGCCACAAGGGCACTTGGATCGTGCTGCCCATGCCGAGCAGTGCGCGGACCTGCAGGACCGCCTTCTCACCGGTGAGCAGTTCGCCGCCGACGTTCTTGAACGACATCGCGCCCATGGCGATATTGCCGCGCTCGGACTTCACACCCTGACGCCACTCGCTGCCGGAGCGATCGACCGCGTCACGCCACTGATCTTTGTTGGGTGCGCTCATCATGCTTTCACGCATGTAGTCGACCCACTCGCGACCGCTTTCCGTATCGGTCAGATCGAGGTTCGGCATGGCGGCGATTGCGCGCGATGCACGGTCCTGCGTGTCGGCCTGGCCGATCAGGAACACGCCGTTCGTGTCCCACTCGCCATCGAGCGCGAAGAACACCTCAGCGTCCTGCTGGGTAGTTTCCGACGGCGACAAGTGACCGATGCCGGCGATCTCCTGCTCTTCGGACTTGTCTTCAGCTTCGGCTTCCGGAGCGAACGTCGCCTCGTAGTCCGTTTCGATCGTGTCCATACCGAGGACAGGCGCGCTGTGGCTCTCGACCGCCGGAATGACCGCCGAACCGTCGATAGGCTCGGCGTGGGTGAACGATGCGTTCACCGGATGTTCTTTGTGACCACTCACAACAGACCTCTCTTTCTTGATTGGTGACTTAGACGGTCGGCACGCCGACGACCTGACCGACGTTCTCGTCGTTGAAGGTCACATCGGTGATCTGGTTCACGTCGAGCACAGCCGGATCGACTGCGAGTTCCGGCGCATCGCCGTTGAGCTGGCCGCCTGCCGCACGAGCGCGGCCGCGTGCGAGTTCTGCCTGGTTCGTCGCTTCGAGGATGTGATAGACCGTCGGCATAAGGACGCCGTCGTGCTTCGTCATCCACAGGTTGTACTGCTCGAAAATGTGGATCGAGTGCAGAACTTCTTCCGGATCATCGCTACCGCCGACCTTGCCCGCGTGGAGCGCGCGCAGCTTCTGCAGCTCATCGCTCAGTTGGCGCAGGTCGCTCGCGAACTGCTTCACGTTCGTCTTGAACGTGTCCTTTTCCTCGACGAAGGTCATCAGCTCGGCGTCGTTCAGCACGAGCGAGATGTCCGTGTGACGAAGCAGCATGCCCGACATCTGCTGGTAGACGCCGACGAGGTCGTCCCAGCAGGTGTTCTGCTCTTGCTGCGAGTTCGTGCCCGCACGGCATTCCGCAAGGATGCGATCGGCTGCCGACATCGTGAACGAGCCATCCGTGTTCTTCGTCGGCTTGATCGGCTGATTCACCGCCATGCTTACCGAATGGATGGCCGGCTTGCGCTTGCCCTTTGCGATGTCGCGCTGAATGCGTGCTTGACTCTTCTTGGTCATGAGTGAAACGTCCTGAAAATGTTAGTTGTACTGTTTCTGCGATCCATTATTTGACCGTTCCATTTCCCTGGCTCGATCAAAAGAGATCGGGTTGGCGTCGATGGTTTTCGCTACAGCATTAATACCGTCTGTATTTTTCTATTTCGAGACTCGCCATTTATGATTGACATCTTGCGGGACTATCTGGCGGGGGCAGCCTCGCCCGAATTCACCCAAACCATAGAAGAAGCGCACGCTGCGCTGGACGCCTTACAACTGCCGGACTATTCGGACGACTTCGTCGAGATCTTGATGACGGACGATGCGACCGACCAGGGCCAGACCGTGCAACGGATCTACGACACGACCCGAGACATTCTGGTCACCTTGCTCAAGGCGATGAGTGTCGAGCCGAATGACGAAGCGCGCGTCAGTCACCTCACGACGCTGCTCTCCGGCTTGCATGCGGTCGAGTCGTATCAGGATCCGCACATCATCCTTCAGCACTGCGCGTTGGATTTGCATCCGGAGGAGCTGCTGGCCGAGATCCTCTCTGTCACAACCAGTCACGCAGCGGAAGAGCTGCTGGTGGACATCCACGGCGTAAGTCAGCGCACGATCCAGAAGATCATCGAGATCATGAATGAGCGTGTGGAGCTCGAGGAGCCGGAGGATCACGCACCCGCTCGTCAGAAATACCTCGACGCATACCGGCAGTTCAAGGACCACATCGGCGGCCTGGACCTGGTCCTGGACCACTACATCGCGAGCGGTATGGACTTCGGCTACCCATTCATGATCTACGCGAACCTCGTCGGTCGGGCATTCGAAGGCATGCCGGTACAGAACATCGCAGCCAATCTGGTGTCGATGGCGCTCGTATCAACGGACGGCTACGAGAATCCGCGCAGCGTCATCAAGGCACACATCGAAGACTTCATCAACGACCTCGACATCCTGACGAAAGCCGACATTGCGATCGGTGACTTGCTTCTCAAGTGCGAGATCAAAGAGACCACAGGCATCAAACATGGATAAGCGGACATTCTTCCTCAAGGCCATGCAGGCTGACGAGTACCGGCGACGTGCGTGGGTGATCTCAGCGTTCAGTCTGATCCGCGAAGGGATGGAGGCGTGGAAGAAAGACGCTTACCCATACCGCATCGTCCAGACACCTTCTGGACATTTCTTCGTGGATCCCGAGAAAGGCAATGCGCTGACGCTTATCGAAGACGCGGACCCGAAGGAGCCGCCGCTCAAGATCAAGGACCACATCGAGCTGAAAGAAGGTGAGATCCCGAACGCGGCCAAGGACATCAAGACGACCTACGGGAACGTGCTGTTCAACTACACCGCACTCATCTGGCCGTTCGGCAAGAAGGTTCCTTTCGCCGAAGGTCGAGTCAGTGCGGAGAAGCTCGAGGCGTACGTCATCAAGCGGATGAGGGACGATCCGAAAACCGGTGAGCAAGCTGACACGGGCACGGGACATGACGCGCCGCTCTACGTGAGCGAGTACCTGAAGTTCTGTGACGCTATGTTCTACCTCGCTGGCTTCACGCAACTGTGCGTCCCTGCGGTGACCCGCAAGACGATGCAGGCACCGCCTGGTCTACTCGAACTTCGCAACAAGCTGCTCGAAGAGAACAAGGACCGCTTGAACGATCCGGCTGTGATCGCCGGGATCATGAAGAAGTTGATCGAGTTCGACAAGGAATACTTGAAGGACGACGAGGGCGCTAACTTCCTCATCACGAAGAAGTCCTACGACGTCGTGCGCTCAAAGCTCTTCCTCATGCATGGTGCGGAATCGGGGCTGGGCGATGGTGTGGAAGTCGATCTCATCCAGAACTCGCTGTCGGAAGGCTGGGATATCAACAAGTTCCCTGCGATGAACAACTCGCTGCGCGCGGGCTCGTTCAACCGCGGCGCGGAAACGATGCTCGGTGGCGAAGCAGTGAAGTGGCTCTTACGCGCCTCTTCAAACATGACGGTGACCCAAGAAGACTGCGGCTCTCGTCTAGGCCTCGAAATCCACGTCGACAACGACTCGATTCACAAGCTGCCTGGCTTCTCCGTCGTCACGAGAGACGGCCACGAGAAAATCCTTGATCTGGACGCGGCCGGCAGATACATGGGCAAGAAAATTCTCTTGCGCAGCTCCATGTTTTGCAAGCTGGAGAAGACGGACTACTGCGCCGTCTGCGTGGGCGAGAAGCTCGCGCTTAGTCCGACTGCCCTCTCCGCGGCGATCGCCGAATACGGGAACATCTTCTTGCTTTTATTTATGAAGAAGATGCACGGGACCGCGTTGCAGGTGGCTCGGATGAATTATAAGACCGCCCTTATCTAACCTTCCCCCTTTAAAAGGAAAACACCATGAGCGACGCTCAAGTGAACCAGCTGGACCAGCAAGACATAGCAGGCGCATCGGCGGCACCTTCGCAGGAAGCGCCGTCGACTCCCGCGATCACGCAGGAAAATGCGCAGCAGACGAGCGGCGCTGCAACCCAAGAAGACGCCGCGGCCAGCGCAGAGAAGGCCGCTGTTCAGGCGCAGGACGCAGCTGCAGCGCCTGCTTCTGGCTCGGCAACGGGATCAATCGTGACGCCGACGCCGGTTGTCGCTCCGGCTCCGATCTCGGCTCCGGTTTCCGCAGTGCCCGCTGAGCAAGCACCGGTCGTGGCCGTTGCGGTGGTCGGTGCGAACAGCACGGCTGAAGACGTGAAGCGCCAGATCGAGAACCTGATGAAGGATGCCTCGATCCCGGCGAAGATCGTGCTCAACACGATCAACGAGTACCTGGACAAGATGAAGCCCGGCATGCCGATCTCGGTCAAGGACGGCACGCAACAGCAAGTGAACTTCTACCAGTCACTTATTTCGGCGATCAACACCCTGGAAGCCGACTTCCGCCCGACGCTCACCGCGATCCTCGCCCTCTTCCATCACCATCGTGAAGGCGCGCTGCGCGAGACGCATGTGTTTCGCTTCGTGCAGCACGTGCCCCTCTCGAAGGAGCATCGCAAGGGCTTCGAGAAGATCGTCACGTTGCTCAAGACGCTCGCCGATCCGAAGTCGCGCCAGGCAGTGCTGAAGCAGATCGACTTCCAGCCGCTGCTCGAATACGGCCTGACCGAGAAGGGCCGCACACGTTTCACGGCTTACTTCGGCAAGTAAGCTCAGCTTCAAAAGTCGCACATCCATCCTGTGACGACCTTCACTCCGGAGGCCCGACTTATTGGGCTTCTGGGGTGGAGGTTTAACGCCGCATACTCACAGGACTGGACCACCATGAGCGCACTGCCTCCGAATACCAACACTGCAAAAGCCAAACTTATCCAACGCGCACTGAACGAAAAGACAGGCGCGAACCTCGTTGTCGACGGGCAATTTGGTCCGAAGTCGGTGTCTGCGCTTTGCGTCTATCAGTCGAAGAACAACCTGACGGTCACCAGCCTCTATGACGCCGCGACGCAGGCCTACCTGGAGCCGTTCATCGCCCAGAAGTACCTCGGCCTTGCTGCCTATCAGGAAGCTGCCAAGCGACTCGGCGTCGACGTCGCAACGGTACAGACTGTGTGTCAGGTCGAGACCTCGGGGGCGGGCTTCCTGAACGACGGTCGCTGCACGATCCTATTCGAGCGTCACCAGCTTTACCGCACCCTGCAAACGGTGATGTCGCAGACGCAGATCAATCAGCTCGTCGCGCAGTGCCCGAACCTCGTTAATCCGGATCCGGGTGGCTACCAGGGTGGCACGCAGGAATGGGATCGCCTCACTCAAGCGGAAGCCGTGCTCCAGCAACATTGTCTGGCGCCTGGACTCGCGATGCGTTCCGCATCGTGGGGTCTTTTCCAGATCATGGGCTACCACTACATCCAGGCTGGTTACAAGACGGTCGAGGATTACGTGGCTGCAATGGCGGTCAGCGAGTCCAATCAGCTCAATGCCTTCTGCGACTTCCTCGAGGACATGAACGGCGGAGCGATGATCACAGCGCTTCGTGCCCGCGACTGGACGACGTTTGCCAATCAATACAATGGCAAGAACCAGCACATGCAGAACAACTACGACGGTCGACTCGCTGAGACTTATAAACAGATCTTCGGCTAACATTGCGAGCGCTGTCGGTACGATGAAACGAAATAAAAGCCCGGGCGACGGCCCGGGCCTTTATGTCTGCGCTCTTTTATTTAGCGCTTTAGGTAAGAGTCTTGCAGAAGCGGCGAACTACCGGGAGTCAGGTTCGACTTGACGTCTGGTGCCTCTCCACTAACCTGTTATCAGTAGAGGCACGCCCTTAACTGAGCGTCGAGGTCAGCGATGAAAGCCCGGTTCATCCTTTTATGCGCTGCTGCGGCGATGATTGTTGCCGTTGTGGGCTGCGGTGGCGACCACGATAATAGTGGCGGGAGCTCAAGCGGGAGCGGCTCCACAACAACGACGCCGAGCGCGACGACTACCACGGCGTCGATTGCTGCCTCCGTCCCCCCCGCTACAACGAAGCTAATTACGAATATTTCGTCGTCGGATGCTGATTACGTCCCCGGGTCGCCTCTGCCACTCCAGGTAGATGGAACCGTGCCGTTTCTGATCGCCGGCGATTCGTCAGGTAACCCCTATCTTCTCTCGCTTGGGAGCGCCGACGGGGTACTTGACCGCACGAGTACGGTCGTCGCCATGGTACGGATTGCGCTCGACCTCGCGGCCGTCCCCGCAGGCTTGACAGCCGACCAAATAACGAAAGTAATCCAATCCTCTTCTCAGTTCCAGGCCTTGTCCGAAAGCGCACAGCGGGACCTAGAAGCCGGCATTTCACCGTTGTCCGACAATAAAACCGCTAACGCGGCATGGGCGGTAGCACTTGATGCCAGTGCAGCAATTGCATCTTCGTTAACTGCAAAGACAAATCCGGTTGCCAAGACCCTGGACACGACCACACTCGTCACTACGCCACTACCGTTCTATCTTCTCAATGGAACAGAACCGTTTTCGAAGATTTGGCTGACGGACGCCGGACAGAATAACGTTACGGTCAACAATGATACCTTTATTACCTGGGCAGTTTATACCGACGTACGCGTGCCGACTAACATCCCGCCCTTGCAAAGTACGGTGGGTCAGCTTTTTGCGTACTACGGTGGTAGCGCGTCGACAACACTTGTGAAAGGGCAACCGCCAAGTTTCAAGCTTAATCTAGTTCAAAGCCCCGTGACACGACGCATCAACGGCGTCGCAGCGTTTGTCAAATACATGCTTTTTCTATATTCAAGCACCGCTAAGCTCTATCCAAAACCGGAAGTGACGAAGTGCGTCGTATCAGTGGCGGAGCGAGTGTTCAATGATCAATTCCCAAGCTTTGTCGTCCAGCCTAGCGGGACTACCGCCGGGGCGTACTTCGCACGCGTCTTGCCGATCAGTGCTACCGGCAGCGCACCATACAAACAGTTCGCCTCTTGCGGGCTCCTGCCGTCCTTCAGTACGCTGTTTGCCTCCTATGCAAGCAAGGTCTGGCCGACCCTAAATGTGGGTGGGTTCGTGGTTAAGGCATGGACCGCACTTACCGTCGCGCAAGGACTTGTAAGCACTGTAGGTGCCGTGGCCCAGACGTTCGCATACTGGGACGAGGCAGATTCGTTCGTTGTATGCAACGGCAACGGAAGCGTCGTAAACTGCGCCGCTGCATCTGTCACGAGCACCAGTTGCACAAAGATCGCCGACAACGTCGATGTATCCAGTGGGTTCGGCGCTGGGAAGTGGGGACCGACATACAGCATAAAGGTCGAAGGACGCGGAACCGGACAGGCGACTGGCGATCAGCTTATGCCTTTTCTCAACAAATTCCCGGGATGCAATGGCTGCGCCGGACCGGGCGGCGCCCTGTCGTGTTCTGCCGGATGGCAAGCGACACCTGCAGGTACTGGCTCTCCGAGTTGTACGTTGACGGCTGGCGCTTCCTCACTCACCTACACGTTTTCAGAAACGTTCAGCAACGTCGTCGGAGACGCAACCCCCCCACAATCGTTCCGTGCTTGTATTACTCACAACAACGAATCCTACATATGGTACGGCGGTAATGCGGTGGGAGATCGGGATTCTTGTACTACAGTTTCGCTCGATTGCCATTGAGCACGCTAGGGCGAGGATATACGCGACTCTGATCATAGGGCCCTCTCCCGCAAGGGAGAGGGTTTATGTTCACTCTTCCGTTTTTGGTTCACGCGGTTGCGGCACAGCACGTCTGGCCGACAGGCACCGCGCAATTCTCCTTGCCCTTCGCACGTGCCCGGTCATCCAACGCGGATGCAACAATCTTCACCGCCCGCCTGTGGAAGGTAGCCCGCATTTGGTCTCCACGTATCAAGCTTCCGCCATGCTTGGGATACGCCGCGTACTTCTCGGCATGATGCTGCTCCAGCTTCTCGTAGCGCTCAGCCTGAGAAGCGTGCCAGTCAAGCAAATCCTGCAAATCCCGCATCGGAATGTCAATCAACTTCTTCATCACGCGCCCGCTTCATCAAAAGTCTGCTTCGTCATCCTCGTCGTCATCCTCTTCGTCTTCATCGTAGAGCTCTTCTCCTGCCGTTGAGACGGTGTCCGCACGTGTAATCAGCTTCGTGTACTTGGGAATTTCGAACTGCTGACCGTGCGTCTCGGCGAATGCTTCGAGCCATTGATCCAGCGTCGGCATGCCGAACATCTCACAAGCGAACTCCACGGCATTCGTGGCGCCTCCCGACAGGTTGATGCCCTGCAACCGCTGTGTGCGCTCACTGACGCCCTGGATCTTGCACAGTTCCTTGTAGGTGGTCTCCTTCGAGATGTTGAATACGCACTCCCCATTCGGATAGGAAGCCGACACGTCCAGGTCGCCCACGTGGCCGCGAATGTTGGTCCGCAGCATCTCGTTCTCTTCGATGATGCAAAGACCGTTGTCCGCCACGAGGTGAGCTGGGAGTGTGACGATCCAGTTGTTCAGCCCGAGCGTGAGCTCGTCCATCTCCGTCTTCATCTCGTCGGATGTACTGCCGATCACCCGCTTCTCTTCTGCCTCTTCCAGACAGTAGTAGTGAAGCTTGTCGACCAGTCGACGCGGCTGTGAGTTGAAGTTGCAGAAGTCCGTCCAGCCCGCGAAGCTCGGCATGGTCAGCTGCAGGTCCTTCGTCGCTTCGTCCAGTAGTTCCATTGACACACAGTCAAACACGTTGTAGATCACGTATTCGAGCTTGTAATGCTTCTGCATGAACTGGTGCCAATCGATCCCGCGCAGGTGTGCGCCCTCTTCGAACTTGAGCTTCTTGATCTTGTCCTTGAAAGTCTTGCGCAGGATGGCGTCAAGGGAGTAAGACGGATCCTTGCCCTTCTGGCTGCGCAGGTTCCAATAGACGCACATCGCGTCGACGAAATAGAAGCTCGCCGGACAGAAGACCGTATGCCACTGAGCCTGAGGCGGAATCGGACTCTTCTTGCCCGATGCAGTCACCTTCATGTTCGGACCCAGCTTGAAATTGAAGTGCCGATAGCGAAGCGGGACGGCCGGATCGCTGAAGACGTCTTCGGGTCGATACCCCGCTTTCTGCAGACATTCCAGCACGCGTTTCATGTCGAACGCGATGTTCCAGATCGCGATGAAGTCGGGCTTCCATTCGTGGGCCCGCTTGAAGCATTCGAGCACGATGTCGACCGGGCGATCAACAATCATCATTTCCCACTTGATGTTGCGATCGGCGTACACGTCGCCAATGTGGTGCTCGAACTTCTGACGCAGTTTCTCTTCTGCTTGATGCAGGCTGCCGATGTAGCGCTTCTGGATGGCGGTGAAGACACGATCCTTGAACGACAGCGTCGCCATGATGATGTCGTCCTCGCCCTCGACCACGTCCGTTTCAATGTCGAAACAGGCCACACTGTACTGCGTGTTGAGGTCGGGGAACTTGTCCATGTACATCTTCTTGATGACGCACGTGGACAGGATGTCGCTACCGTACAGGTACGGGGACCGCTTCATCACGCGCGGGTCACCTTTCATTCCAGCCATGCCGAGCGCCTTCGCGATCGAGAAGTTCAGCTCCGACTGAGTCGACTCAAACTTGTCGAGTCGGTCGATCTTCTCCCACTCTTTTTTGTCTTTGTGCGTGCGGTAGCCTTTCTTTGTGACCCAGAAAGGCCGCTTGTAGTCCTTCAGCAGGCGCACATTCGGTTTCGTGCTGCCGTCTTTGAAGTGGATGATTTCTTTCACGAGGTGATAGTCACCCCGCTCGTATTTCGGAGGCGGGCAATAGACGACGTGCTTGCACTCGTAGCCCGCAATCTCTTGCTGGTTTGCTGCGTTTGACATGGTGGCGGTGCTGGGAATTCGTGGCGGAAAGCCCAGTAATCACTATGACCACTAGCGACTCCTGGCTGAATACACAGCATGAGGAGCCTAGGTTAGTTTTCACTTCCCTCTTAAAGGACGCACGCCATGTGGCTTAAGAAACGCGCGCTTGCGATCGCCGCGGAAGGCATTGACTTTCAGTCGGGCGCCTTCTTCCGCGAGTTGACCGGAGTTTTCAAAGAACTGGCCGACGTCAGCGCAGATCATCTTCCGGACCACCCTGCAGCACAGCAACTGCCGACGTTGATCAACCACTACACCGGAATGAACGTTCGGGTGGTGTGGGGCGATGCAGGGCCTGCGGTGATGCCGGCGCTCATCAACAAGAACAACCCATTGCTCAACTGCTGGGCGGACTGGATTCGTCAGCAGTATCTCCCTAACACCGACGGTGACAAACTGATCGCTGATGCGAAGTCTCGCCCGGTCGGTCGTGTGGATCGCAAGAATGGGCGTGTGTCCGGCGCCTTCAGCAACGTCGAAAACACGATGTACATGCCCATCGATGAAGGCTTTCGCCGACGCTTGTCGCCAGCTGAGATCGCATCGACGGTTCTGCACGAGCTGGGCCACGTCTTCGGCTACTTCGAGATGGTGAGCGCGACATTGTCGACCAACCAGATTCTCGCGGGTCTCTCGAAGAAGCTCGACCAGTCGGGCAGCGTAAAAGATCGGGAAGCCGTGCTGGTGAAAGTGAAGGACGCTGCGGGCCTGAAAGACCTCGACGCAGAAGCGCTCGCGAAGTCCTCGGACAAGAAGGTGATCGAGACGGTCGTCGTCTCGAACATCGCGCGGGAAATCGAATCGGAACTGGGGACGTCGTTATACGACATCAACAGCTTCGAAGTGCTGGCTGACCAGTTCGCTGCTCGTCATGGCGCAGGGCGCGACATCGTCACCGCATTGGACAAGCTGATGCGCGACTCTGGCCACATCCAGTATCGCAGCACATCTTCGTACCTCTTGATGGAAGCCATCAAGTTTGCCCTGATCGCAGCCGGTCCGATCACGTACGGACTGACCTGGGTCTATTGTTTCTTCATGTGCGCGGGCGACTCGCTGGAAGCCGAAGAGGACATCTACGCGCTCTCGAAGGTGCGCTACGGTCGCGTACGCGATCAAATCGTCGAAGCCATGAAGAACAAAAAGCTGTCTGAAGAACAGATCGCTTCCTACACGGAAGACTTGACCGTGATCGACGAAGTCATCGCGGGCGTCAAGGACCGACAGCAGGTCCTCGGCTACGTTCGTGATTTCCTCTCGCCTATTCGCCGACGCCGGATCTCGCAAGAGAAGCTGCAGCGCGAACTCGAGACCATCGCGCACAACGACCTCTTTGTTCGAGCCGCATCGCTTCGGCAGTTTGTTTAACTACACTCACGACCCGACATCATGAAACCGCAATTCATTCCGTTCTTCAATCGCGCAGACACCGCCATCTCGTCATTCGACGATCGCAGCCGCATCATCGGCACGGCCGTTGCGCTCGCCGCTTCACGCCTCGTCTCGCTACCGTCGGCACCGGTCGACGTCCCGAGTACGCATTACAACTTCACCGTGCTGCCGCAGGTGATGGAACTCATCGCTGGCTTCAACGAGCAAGTCGTCTTCGACGTGAAGCATGCGCTTGCACAGGCCCGCGAGTTCTGGTTCCTGCGCTACCATGCCGTGCATCCGTGCGGCCAGGTGGTCATCGATCTGAACATCGGCTTCTACGACAACGTGCTGGGCGTGGCCGAGTGGGTGGATGACGACAGCCACAAGTTCAACAACGATCACAAGATCGAAATCTTCGCGCTCGCGCAACTCGCCTGCGACCTGATGAACGGAGCCGCCTGATGTTCAATCAAAGTCTGAACGCCGGTTTGGACTTCGACACGGATCTGGAGGTGGTGCCGCAGATCGTGGAAACGATCGGGACAGGCGTGGCGCCGGAGTTCGAAGAAGAGGTTGTCGAACTCTTCTCGATGGAAGAGCGTGTCGAAGACTTGCTCATTTTGCGACGGGAGATAGAGCAACAGCGCGGCATGAGCCAGTCGCTTGCCATGGAAGGCCTGCGGATTCTGCCGGACTTCGGCGGCAAGGCGCCGGTTGCCTATTACTCGGTGCAGCCAAGCTCCACCCGGCTTAAGGTTTCGCTTGAGTCGATCGGCAAAGGGATCTGGATCCTCATCGCAGCAGGCATCGCCGCAGTGATCGCAGTCATTTACAAGATCTTCAAGTGGATGACGGGTGACGACAAGCCGACAGCGGAAAACGCGGAAGCTGAACTCGAGCAAAAGGCGAAGCGCGCGGAACAGGCAGCTGAGGTGTTCGAGAAGGCGGCGAAGGACCTGAACGATGCCATGCAATCGTTCAGGAACCGACCGTACCGGATTAAGCCTGACAGTGAATATGCGGGTGAGAGCACGGGGGGCATCTTCACGATGCAGCGCGTGATCGACACGTTCTTCATGCAAGAGGCACGGGACCAGCGCGTCCTGATGTTCTTGGGGCAGCGCGACCCGGTGTTCCACGACATCGTCAGCAAGGGCGAATACTCGCAGGAGATGATGCGCATCGCGCCGCTCTTCACCGCGCTTAAGCTCGTCATGCAGCAGCGTATCGCCTTGCTGAAGGAGATCGCTGAACGGGACCTGAAGCAGCCGAACTTCGCCATCGACAAGATGAAGAACGTCGCAGCGCTCAAGCCTTTGCTGCAGCCGATGGAAGTCGAGTACGCCGGGCGGAAGATGACGCTGAATGCACTCTCGTCTGAGATCGTCAACCTGCGCGCATCGGCCGAGGGTCGGAAAGCCCAGGAAGACCTTAACTTCGACCAGCTGTTCTCGGTAATGGAAGAAGCATTCCGGAAGGCCAACGTGCCGAAGCTGCTGCTCGAGATGCGATCCGTGGTTGCTCCGATGGCTGAAATGCGGGAGCACCTGACGGAGATGGAGATTGCCGCTAAGCGATTCTCTGTCGATGGTGCGGAGGGCGCGCATTCTACGACGATCGGTTCGGATCTGCGTCACGCCATCTTCGTGATGGGTAAGGACTTGGCAGACCTCCAGTCGATCATGTCTCAGGTTCAGTATTACACGGGCCACCTGTCCTATCTCGCTGTGCAGGCAGTTGCCTTCGCCGAAGAAGTAGCGCGGAAAGTCGTCGCTCACCTTGAGAGCGAAGAAAAGAAGCCGCCGGCAAGCTGGAAGCAAGCGGTCGAGCAGTTGCGGTCGTATCGACAGCGTCTGCAAGAGCTACGCTGACCACGCGTCATAAGCGCCAGGGAGGGCTTGTGGCCTTCCCTGGCGTCTATGCCGTTGGTTTAGCTTGTCGCCACGTTGTACGCGACGAACGATACGGTTACTGCTTCCTGCACAGTCAGCGAGCCGTCGGCGTTCGCCACGAGCTGTTTGGCGATGCCCAATTGCGTCGACTGATCCAGAAGTGTCATGGTGTTGAGGTTAAGGCTTCCTCCCAGACCCGATGCAACAAAGCTCACCACGTCGCTGCCATAGACGGCTGTGAGCGCCGCGTTGATCGACGACATCGAGACGACGGAGTTCCTGAGCTGAGCCGCGATCGTCGAGATCGTGGTCGCCTGCAACTGCTGCTTGAGTGCATCGTTGCTGAACACCGTCGGCGGCACCAGACACGTGACCGTGAACTTCTGACCCGCATCCACGTTGTAGATGAGGCCATCCGGACCATAGACGCGCACCGTACCCATGTTGGCTACTGGGTAGTAGTAGAGCGACGTATTCTCGAGAAGATCTTGGTTCATCGTCTCGAAGGCACCCGTAAGCCATCCGACCACCGTCGTCACCAGCTGCTGGACGTAGGCGGCTGCGACGCTATCCGTAGCAAACCGGTAGGTCGCATCGATCATCATGATGTCGAGCTGCTGACTGACACCGCGCGGGTTCGTCGGGATAGGATTGTTCGCCCCGTCCAGAATCACATCGCCTACCTTGTGCTGGTAGCTTGGCGTGCCATCGGGATTGAGCACCGGGTCGCCCTTTCGATGCAGGATGGTGAACTGCGGTACGCCATTTACGATCGAAATTGCACTGCCCGTCGTCGGATCGATCTGGTAGACGTCCTCCTTGTAGTAGTACGGTACATTCGTCTTATACGTCTCGTACTGGATCGTCGAGACGACACTGCGACTGCGCGACCACAACGTGTTCAAATACTGACCCAGCTCGATCACCAGCTGCTCATTGGTGATGCCCGCGGTATTCGAGGGCACCAGGAACTCGCCGATCACCTTGTCAACAGCACCCTGCGTCCACGTTGCTGGCATGTCAGCGCTCGTCGAATACACAACGTCAAAGGTCGTTGTGAGTTCAGCACCCGTCAGACGCGGCGTCGCGTTGTACATGAAGAACTTGTTGAGGAACAGGTAGCCGCTCGAATTGATGTTGAAGTTCGTCGAGAGATCGAATTCGAAGATCCGTTCGCCAGCACTGGTCTTGCCTGCGAGCGTGCCCTGCAGATATGCACGCGCCGTCTCTCCCGGCGGGATGAACGAAAGCTGGCAGTAGACTTCCGTGTCGTTGAGCGCGTGATACGCTGCGCTCGACGTGGTCGCCAGGGTGAGCTTGTAGCCAGTATCCGTCGTAGCAAGGCTGTACGTATTGGTGCTGACCTCAAGTCCCGTGCTGTCGTTCTCGCCGACCCAGAGCTTTGTGACGACCTTCGGAGCCGCGAGGTAGTACGGACGGAAGGCCAGCTCACTCTTCGTCATATCAACGACATAGTGGAACGGGCTCCAGAGGTAGTTACCTGCGCTGATCGCCAACGCCCGGTTGCTCACTGTCATCGAGTTCAGCTGATTCAACACGGCATCCGTCACCATCGTCACGACGCCGTTCTTGTTCTGATACAGCATCTTCGGCGTGATGGTGATGCTCGTTCCGTTGTCAATGACCGCACTGTTGGTCACCGCTTCGGACACTGACGTCGTCACCGTTTCGATCGTGCTGTTCGCCGAGGTGATCAGCGACGAGTCCGTGGGCTGCGGCATCGGTGCCGTGGCCAAGAACGTGCGGTCCGTGATGTTGTCGATGTTCTTGACAACGCCAAAGCCCTGCTGGTTGAGCACGTCCGTGATTTGCGCCGGCGTGATCGGGACGGACTGCGGACCGACCGAGTTGTCGATCACCTGCTGACGCAATGTCGCAAACTTGACGGCATCGGTGCCCCCCAGCACCACCTGATCAGAATACGTGATGAGCGACTGGAACGTGTTCACTGGCGCCGTGAAGACCGTCGAGTCGTTGTTGTCGATCGCCAGGAACGTCGCAGCAAAGGCGCTGCTGTCGTAGTTGGCGAGGTTCATGTTCAGCGGGCCCTTGGTCTCGTACAGATCGATGCGGATGTTCTGATTGAGCAAGCGCGTCGTCGTATAGACCTGCGGAATCATTACGGTCGCTTCGGTGCCACCCGTCTGCGTGTTCGTGTCCAGCGTCACCACTGCGGTCGGAGTCAAAGGGTCATAGACTTCCGTCGAGTACGTCACCTTCAGTTCGTTCCAGAGCATCGTGCTCGGGTTCTGCGAATACACGCGGCAATAGTAGAACTGGTCGCTCACCGGAATGGTGAGGTTGAAAGCCTGCGCGGGCGAACAGGTGCCGTTACGGGTGATGATGTCGAACTGCTGTACCGGAAACTCCATGTACACCCACGTCTGGTCAGCGGCCGGACGGTACGACCACTGCACGAGGTTCGACGAGAGCGTCTGCAAAGGCGAAGTCGTCGTGGTGTCGTAGGTGATGCTCAGCCCGCCGTGCGCCATCTGCTGGATCACGATTGGATACTGCAGGCTGAACTGCACGTCACCGACAGTGAAGAAGGTGTTGCGCGGAATCACCATCTTCTTGAGACCGGTCGCCGGATCCAACACGAGCTTGTTCAACAGTTCGGTCTCCCCAATGAGCATGGACCACGTTGCGGTCGCCGGTGTCGCGAATCGGTTCACGTAGTCGGTATCGGCCATGTGGAGATACAGATCGCTCATGGTCTGCGCCGCAACCACGTAACGCTTGCGGTTTAGCGCCTTGTTCTGCTGCATGAACGCCGCCGTATTCACCGCGCTCGTCTCAATCGCATGCACGTAAGGATTGGTAGGGTCGACAATCGTGACCGTCCCGTTCGTGACTTCGTTCAGATAGTTGAACGCCACTTGCTGGATAGCGGCCGGGTTGTACTGGTAGCCCAGAATGTTGTCGATCAGGTCGGCAATGGTCGGGCTTCCCGAGGGCACCGTCGTCACCGAAAGTGATGTCGTTGTCATGCTGATTCCTTAGGCATTGTTGGTCGAGCTAGGCGTCGCTCGGATGGCTGTTCCCGTTACCGTCGGATCGACTGAGGGCGGGTTGTGCGAGGTGTAGAGTGAGCTGCTGCTTTCGGTAGACTGGTTGCCACCACTCGCCGGCGTCGCACCGGTCGTGAGCGTCGTGACGTTTGGCGTGACTTGCTGGAAGGTCTGTCTGTTGACCGTCACAGTCGAAGTCTTCATCCACGGCAGGAACCGCTTGTAGAGGTCGTTAGAGACCCACCATTCCAGTTCCCACGTATCCGGATCGATGCGGGGGTAGCCCTGATTGTTGAAGATCCCGAGCGCACCCATCGGCACCTTCGTGTAATGCGAACCGCGGTACTGGTCAGCCATCGTGTCGTTGAAGGCACAGACGGTCTGATTGAACGTGTACAGGAGAATCGGGTCCTGATAGATTGCACCGAAGCATTCAAACGGAATACTGATCTGCTCGTTCGATTGGTTGTACGGCTTCTCACTGTCGTAGTTGAACGAAACGCCACCTATGGGTGACGCAGTCGGGAACGCCGCGCCGCACGCCGCGATCTTCTGCACCTTGGTCTTCGTCGGGTCCAGCACAAGGCGATAGATCCGGGTCTGATAATCGATCTCGTTTTCGATGATCATGTCCGGGTACGGCATCATGTCTCCCTTATAGACGTTAGACATGTAATGCGCCCAATAAAGGAAAAGCGCAGTCACCGGATCGCCCGGAATGTTGCGGAAATTGGCCGTTATATCGTATGCCCCATAGAACTCGGTGACTCCGTCGACGAGTCCAAACACCTCCTTATACACGCCCTCATGGGACGCTGTATGAGGCACGGTCACATCAGGCCAGCCCGAAATCGACATCAGTGTGTTAGTCAGAATCGGGATAAACGCCTGCTGAGGATCAACCATCGGCGAGTCGACCGAGCCTTGTCCGGAGTTCGCTCCTTGATTGCTGCGCGGATCTAGGTAGCAACGAATAATTCTTTGAAGGCTGTACTGATTCGTGGTCGTTAGCGGGTTAAACAGGCGCACCGCGCGCAGGTTCCCTAACGTCAGGTTCAGGTTGGGCCGTGTAAAGAACGTCAAACCAAAAACGTCTTTATTGATCGGAATGGCTGCGGGCGTTTGACGATGGTTAATGCCGTAATAGGCACTCGCCAAGGCTGCGGTTCCCCGGGTCGTCTGCGGTGTCCCCAACAGTACCGAATCCACTGCGTCAGCGGGAGTTACGCCCGCCTTCGCGAAGACGTCTGTCAAATCAGGCGCTGCAGGCGTGCCATTCGGATTGGCTGCGCCGTCCGGCTTCGTACCGTTAGCCATACTAACCTCTTGTTCTGAAATAAAGGAAAATGCGATGAGTGCCGACGCGCCTATCAACGCTACTCAAGTTGGAATCAGCGCCATCAAAGCGGTTGTCGATCGCG